CCGTTTCATTCCAAAACACCACCTAATAGACTGTATTTCAATTAATTCAAAGAGCGATTAGTCCACTTTAACGGGACAGTAGTGATTGCCCATATCAAGCAAAGGGCTGTTGAAATTCATTGCCATAAGCGAATCTCTTTAAGTTGGTGATATATTTGTCTATAATAAGGAGGTGAGAGGGCATCCGTCCCATGAGAGGCGAACACCCCTCACCAACTCATTTCTTTCTTTTCTTAGCCTTTGACGGCTTGCGCTTCATCGCTACGCTCCTGTCGTCGTGGTTGTCGTAGTTGAGCGTCCGCAGTTGCAACCGAAAGGGCTCGCTCCCTCCAAAACGGTAGTGGTGGGAGTAGAAGGTAAGCCTACCACACCATAGATGCAGCGGCAAGTCTTCCTGTCCGTGTAGTTCACGCCACGCTCGCCCATCATCTCGATGGCTTGCATGATAATCTTCTCCTTGTAAGGAGTAAGGGCTTCCATGACCGCCATCTTCTTGTCAAGCTCGCCGTACTTCGCGCTCAAAGCGTCGTACTGGTCTCGCTGGTTCTTGTACAAGCCGAAGTCACCTTCAACCTGTGACTTGTAAAGACCGAACTCCGCACGCTCTGCCCTGCGATTCTCCGCATTGATAGCGTCAACACCAGCCTTATAGAGGCTGAACTTCTCGGCGATGTCGGTCTCGCGCATCTGGTAGAACTTGTTAGACGTGTCGAGCTTCAAGCCGAACATATCGGTCAACAGCTTCACCTCATCGTTGTTCTCTTTCTCTAATACTTGCAATGCGGTTGGCTGGTTGCTTGCGCCCACACCATAACCGTAAGCGTTGATGTTCACGTTCTCGGGCATCGTTCCTCCGCCGATGGAACCGAACACGTTGCGATTACCGCCAAGTAACCAAGCACCAGCTCCGAGAGCCGTACCGATGATGCCCAATGTCAAGCCAGCGTTCCCCGTGGCCTTGGAAGCATAATCGTGCTTCTTACCTTCCTCGTAGATTTTCTTCTCCACGACTTTCGCGTCTGTCATCTCCATAATAGTAATCTTTTAAAGTTATACATTATCCTGTAACGTTACGGCCACAAAATTAGCGAGTTGCGACCACAAAGGCCGCAACTCGCTCACACTTTTTATTACTCGCTGAATGTCAGTTATTTAAGATGATAGGAGGTTCTGTCAAGTTAACAAAATGGGAATTTGTTAACACATTGCATAGCTCATGTTAAAAAAAACTTTTTTGGTTAACACGTCCACCAGACGTTCAAGCTGACAGGAGGTGCTATCACGGACGCTCTGAACCGTAAAGGAAGGGTTCTGTTCGCAAAGAAAAAGCCTATCCTTGCGAGAGATAGGCTGACATGGCACAAGGATTCACCTCATTTCAAATTCGTCAAATAGCGCAAGCTGTTGATATTGCTTTGGGAAAGCCTTGTCGAGCAGATACATGAAACGAGGCCAGTTGTAATCTGAGGCGACGACAAAAGAGTGGATTATGGCAAGGTGCCTCTCCAATGCCGGACGGCCAATGTCAGACGTGAGAAACTGATGGTTCTTGAACCGTCTGTTACCCTTCTCGTTCTTGGGGTTCAGCCTGTTAATCTCGTTATACACAAGAGGGGCAAGACGCTCATACACGATGTCGTTGATAATCTTGCCGACAAACCCCGGGCGAGCAGTGGTTTGCGCCCACGTCCAGTTGCGCATCCTGTATATGTCCTCAAAGAACTGGTCGTTAAAAGTCTTTATCCAGGCACACGCATCATGGTTGATGAACGTGGCGAGAAATTTTTGCAGTTCATCCTTGGCCCGCCCTTTCTCCTTGTTATAGCCTGTCACCTCGTCAACAAGTGCGATTATTCCAGTCTTTGCGACAGCCCTGATTATCGTGTCACAATTAAACTCCGACACGTAGTTTGCGTAAACGCCGGCACGACTCGCGTCAATAATCGCAGAGCAAATGTCAATCAGCAGAGTAGCCTCATAGCCGTAAGTCATTGATTGCGAGCCTCCTGCCGTATTACGTTTGAAAGTAATGGGATTGAACAGCCTGTCAGTTATGCTGTTTTCCCCGGCACGAAGATACGGGGCAAGGCCATCTTGGTTGCAAAACGATCTTATCCATTGCCCGCTTTTGCTTTCGTTCCCAATGGCCCTTTGTATTCCTCTTCCCGAAAAGACACGCATCCCATTATTAAGCACATAGCAAGGTATCGCAATCTCGCCGAGCTTCAAAGGCGTTTTCTCAGCCGAATACTTGGCGTAAAACACGCCATCCTCGGTCAGGTCTTCGTATTTCACGCATAAGGCCGCAGCCACTTTCTCCAATGTGACCTTGGAGGCACTCCCGTTAATCGCCTTGCTAAGCCCAGCCTCAGACATGCCAATCTTCGCACACAATTCCTTTTGCGTGACACCTTTCTTCTTCAAGACTTCTTTAATTCTGTTCTCCATTTCATTATTTTGGTAAATTATTATACTTGCAAAGGTAATATTCTTGTTTTAATCCACCAAAAATTAAATCAGAAAATTTATCAATAAAGACATACTCACCTTATTATTTATGAGGTGAGCACCATTGCCTCATTTCCTCTTGCTCCGCAGGTAGTGCAATATGTCCCACTTCTTCCAATATCTCGTGTGCCCGCGCTTCTTGTGCTCGCCATTGGGCAGGTCGCCCCTCGCAACCATACGATTGAGTGTAGCATCAGAAACGTGAAGCTTCTCCTTAACCTCCTCGGTGCTCATCATCGGGTTAAGCATGTTAGGCAGGATGTCCTCGCATAGCCTGTCGATGTCCTCGTCGCTCATGCCGCAAGCCGTCACCTTCTCGCCGTTTCTCTCCTGCTCCTCGGCCTTCATGCAGCTCTCGTAGAGTGACTTGAAGAGCAGTCCGAGAGTGTAGTAATTAAATAGTTTTCTTGCCATGTCTTGCCTGTTTTTGTGGTTCCCCCGATTCTCCCTCGTCGGTATCATCCTCTTGTTTCTTCTTCGCTTTGATTGCAAACAGACTCCTGCCTAATTTCGTGTCCGTCAAGAATTTCCCCACGAGCCAATAGGCGTAAAACGCTGCCGTCATAACTATCACAGACAAGCTTGCGCCTACCATCTCGTTTGTGGTATACCAGCTCCAGTAGGTTATATGTACCGCATTCACACCGAAATAATAGAAGAACGGTATTCGATAGACCCAGCACAAGCAGAACAGCTTGCTGAAGACGATTATCACCACTGGCAGGAGGTACAACATGAAGTAAATGAACGTGTAACTCGGCCAGTGCTCCGAGTGCACGATGAACATCTCACGTGGGTTATGGGCAAAGTCCCACATGGCGAACGAGTGCCACATCATTACCGCTATCGGTATCCATTTGGCTACCCATTGTAGGAACTTAAGCAAACGTCTCGAATACGTATTGCCATTCTCCATCAATAAGCAAACCACCTCGCTTACGTCTTTACCTTTCACAGAGGCAAGAATCCTCTCTTTTTCTTCTTTTGTCATAAGCCATTATCCTTTAAGTCAATAGGTATCCGCAAAGTTAAACATTTCCGCTCGATTTCCATCCCCATCCAGCAGGTTTTAACACCTCTCGTGCTCTATCCACGCCAAAAAAAACGACGAATGCCGCCCTGTCTGTCACGACAAGAACGGCATCCACATAACTCAAGAAACATTTACATAATCGTTAAAATCATAACTATCTTTAACCTTCTAATCAATATGAACCAAAACCGCAGTCTCCCGTGCTGTCACAGCACTCGCGTTAACCACGTTAACAAGTAGCTCCTCTGAATTATTATTAGATATTTCAGAAAGAAGGAATGCTACCTGTCCAAGTCCCTTGTTACTTATACAACTTTAGCCTTTACACATTAATTCACTAAAAAAGAGTTCTTTATATCCACAAAGATACGGAAAATATTTCTATACCACAAACTTTTTCCGAAATATTTTACTTAAATTCTTTCACTCTTTCCAAACAATCTTCCTACCACCATTCCACCTGTCAACCATCTATTATATCCAAGAAACAAAACCGTGACAGACCCTCACGGTTTGCCACGGCTTCGAGAAGCCAGCCGTCTCCCGACGGCTGTCCCCTCTCTGTTCAATTAACCTATCACAAAAAGAAAACCAAAAATAAATCAAATACGTTATCCTGAATAATCTCTTTTACCTTTGCCTACCCAATGCCTATCACGCCTATATCGTTCCTTCCCTCGTTCTTTCCTTTCCTCTCTTTCCTTTCCTCACTCCGTCCACAGCGTCAGCCACACGTCCACGAAACCTGCCACCTCGGCCCAGTAGAGCCTGTGGAAGTACGTCTTGCCCCTGCTCATGTACCAGACATTATCCAGTATCTTATATGCCTCCGCCACGGCCACATAAGCCGCATACATGGACGCCACCAGCACCGTAGGCCACCAGTTCACGCTCATCGCCCAGCCCACGCAGCCAATGGCCGCCACCATCGCGGCACCCTTGTGTACCGGGTAAGTGTCTTTGTCGCAGTAGTTAGGTGCGACACCCACTATCATGAGCCCCACGCAGCCCAGGAACGCCAGCGGTTGCGCGCCGCCTGCCTCCAGCATCACGGGCAGCATGGCGAGCGCGCTGCACATCATCACCATGGAGAACACGAACCCCGTATTCTTCCTCCAGTCCTCAAGCTGATAGAACGTGTCGCTCACCATTTCGGGCAGTCCGAATTTCCATGCCATAATCACAAAATACGCGGCCAGCACCGCGAAAGCAATAATCGAAATCATCATAATATCTTTTTTGTCTTAAAAATCTATCTATAATAGTCTATAAAGGCCTATCGTCCTTAAAGAGATTCTTTCGTCTTCGCTAAAAGATTCTCCACGTGCATCCCACGCCCACCCACACGTCGGGCTTTCTCGTGAACACCCCATACCCGAAGCCACCCGTCAGCCCCACGTTGAAGCGCCTGTTCTTCACTCTCACCTCTACGCTCTTCGTTACGACCACCGTCTTCTGATACACCTCAATGCTGTCCAGCCTCGGCTCATATCCGCTAATCCACGCCGTGTAAGTGCTGTCCTCGTATCGCTTCTGCGTCCGAGGCACAACAGCCCATACCGTGTCTTCCCGTGCAATTTTACCCATTCCCTGCGCCTCTGAGCCACCTTTGTTGCCCGTATGTCCGTCCAAAACCTCAGACAAGCGGCTCGGCTCAAAGACCTCTATCTCTGCCTTGGGAACAGTCGGCTCTGTGGGGAGTACCACCGGCACCCGTATCACCCCTGTCACCACGCTGTCCGCCGCACGTGGCTCCGTGATGCGCACCGTGTCCCTTACCGTCACCGTGTCAACGGTCACCTTTCCCTTGCCGTCGCGCGAATGGTAGTTGCAGTGGTTAGCCAGCCCAGCCCCAAGGCAGAAGCCAGCGAACGCCACCGCCGCCATCACCCCGACAATATTGTTTTTCTCTTTCTTGTTCATGTCTATCTTGTCTATAAAAGTTCAGTTTCTCTACACCTCCGATATGCAGCTGTTCGCCTTCTTCAGCCACGCCAAGCGGCCGGCCATGCCGTTCGTGCCGCCGTTGATACGCTTGGTGAGAGCCGTATAAGCGTCTTTGTCGGCGTAGATGTTCAAGTTGTTCCGTTTCCAAAACCACAGCGCCGAGAGTATCGCATATTTCGGCCGCTCCAGCAGCTCCGGGCGCGCAAGGCACTGTATCCCCGTGTCCGCTTGCAGCAGCGTGTAGTTCTTCCTGCCCGTTATCTGCAAGTAGCCACGGCCCTTGTACTTCACCCCGTCACCGGCATACACGTTGCCGAGGTCTTTCCTGCCCTCATACGCCTTGCCCGACGCTATCTCCTTCGTGTACGTCAACCCCGCGCTCTCGTGCCCAATCTGCGCCAAGAAGTATCTCAATCTCCTCACCGTGTCGAATCCATATTCCGCCATCAACGGGTTCATGGTTCTCACAATCTCGAATATCTGCCTTTCCTTTCCCTTACCGAAAAGGCTAACCAGTTCACTTGCCAGCATCTTTTCTGCCTCCTGTTTTTTGTCGTTGTTATTGTTGTTGTCATTGCCTATTCAGCCAGTCAGGTCTATTCAGCCCACCAAGCTATCCTTGCCGCCGTGTTCTCCGTCACCCTCGGCGGGACCTGTGTTCCCCTCGCTGGAGCTTGCGTCAAAGTCAATCATCTCCGGGTAGCCTGTGGTGTAGTCATAGTCGCGCACCTCCTCCACGGTCGTCAGCTTCTTCACCGCTTGCAGGTGCTTCTCCGTCGCGTTCTGACATTCCGAGGCATACTGCTCAATCTTGGCCAGCATATCCCTGTAGGTCTCTATCGGCATCGTGTATTCCGTGCCGTCCCACATCTTCGTCATCATCTTCTCCCCGTTGTGCTCGTAAGCGTCCAGCGCGATGGTCACCGCCAGCCTCTCTTGCAGCGTCAGCCACATCCGCTTGCCGCCCAGCTTAAAGCCGTTCACCTCCGCGGAGTTGTTGTAGGCGTTTATCTCGGCCACCTTGCCGGCAATAGCGTCGGAGAGCGTAGGCACGAGATGGGGCGGCTCTGGCGTCTCCTCCGTACCTGATGAAGAGCCTTCGCCAACATGCTCAGCGGCGTGCTCCCTCACGTATGCCTCATATTCGTCACGGCTTATCTCCGTGTAGTTCTCCGCCTTGTCGTACCGTCCGAGGACAACAGTTTCCGAAAAGCTGTCACCGTTCCTCAGCATCATGCCCTCCGAGGCCGAAAGCACCGTCAGGCCGTTTATCTTCTTTGTTTCTTCCATAATGTTGTTTTTTAATCATTCCGTTTATCCAAACTGCACCGTCCAGCCCTTGTCCGTAGCTATCTTCAGGTCGTCGTCCGATATGGGGTCTGAACCCTTGCCGCCAAGGCTCACCGGCTTGTTGTTAACGCCGAGAGTCAGCGTCTTGGCCTCCGTCACCATCTCCAAACCGTTGATGACGACCATGCAGCTGTCACGGGTCATGCGGCTTGACACTGCCCTGAAGTTGTCCCGTATGCCCCTCAGCGTACCTGTAAGCTCCCTGGGGTTAGTTTCCCACGGGAAGAAGTTGATACTGCCGCACGGCGAAAAGTCTATCAGCCCTATCCTCAGCGTCTCAAGATTATCTAAGGTAGTGAAACAATGGTCCCAGTTTCTGCATTTCGTGATATTGCAGCTGCTGAGGTCTATTTCCCGAAGGCTCTCGCAGTCGTAGAAGCAACCATTCATATTCGTCACGTTCGCTAACGTCCACTTGCTCGTGTCAAGAGATTGAAGAGAACCGCAGCCGTAGAAGCAACCATTCATATTCGTCACGTTCGCTAACGTCCACTTGCTCGTGTCAAGAGATTGAAGAGAACCGCAGCCGTAGAAGCAACCATTCATATCCGTCACGTTCGCTAACGTCCACTTGCTCGTGTCAAGAGATTGAAGAGAACCGCAGCCGTAGAAGCAACCATTCATATCCGTCACGTTCGCTAACGTCCACTTGCTCGTGTCAAGAGACAGAAGATGTCTGCATTCGTAGAAGCATTGAGACATATTCGTCACGTTCCCAAGCATCACATTTTCGGGGAGCGTGAGCGTCTGGAGGCCCGAAGCAAAATATAAGAAACGAGCCATATCAGTAGCTGCCTCGAAGTCCCAGCCGCTGAGGTCAAAACTTCTGATTAATTCGTTTTTTTGATAACCTATCACCATGTAGCTCTCTCCCGGCATGACGCTCCGCTTCCCTGCGTAATAGACAGCGGCCGCGCTCGGACCAAGACGTCCCGTGTTCGGCATGCTCTTGACATTACCGTCACTACCGTCAAGATACACGAACTCGTCCGTGCCCTTGATGGTGTTCTTTATCGCCTCCGCAAGCTTGACATCCGGCTCGAGGTGGTTGTCCTTGATATACTGCAATAGCTCTTCGAGATGCGCCGCCTTCTCCGTGAATCCCTGCTCCCTTTCGCCCTCAGCCGTCACCCTTTCGCCCTCAGCCGTCACCCTTGTGTTTTCTGCGTCAACCCTTGCGCTCTCTGCCGTTACCCTCGCGCTCTCTGCTGACGCCCTTGCGTTCTCAGCATCAGCCCTCGCGTCCTCTGCCGTAACACGGGCGTTCTCTGCCTCTACGCGGGCCGTCTCTGCGTCAGCCCTCGCGTTCTCAGCTGTTACGCGTCCCTGCTCGGCAGCCAATCTCTGCCCCTCGTTGTTCTCGCGCACCTGTTCGGCTTTCGTTCTTTCCGCCTCAGTGCTTGCGCGTGTAAGCTCAGCTTGCACCCTTGCCTCTTCGCTCTTCGCCCTTAGTTCTTCACTTTTTACCCTTCCCTCTTCACTCGCCTTTATCGTGTCGCTCAGCTCGCTCATCGCCTTATTCTGCGCCTGCGCCTCCTTTACCAGCGCTTCCAGCTCCCTGTCAGGCGGCAGCACCACCACAGCCGTGTCCATCTCCACCGAGTTCTCGCCCTCGTCGGTCTCGCCCAGTTCCGTGTCGGCGTCAGCGTTCCTGTCAACGATAGCCACCTGCTCATACTCGTTGCTTCGCCAGTCGTTGCCGAAGATTTTGCCGCGCACCTCCAGCGCGTAAGTGCCCAGTGGTATCCGGTCTCCCTCGACCCTCGCCACAATCACGTTATCCTCTTTCGCGTCAATGGTGTGAGCCAGCTCCAGCCGCCTGTACGCCGAGCACAACCTCACCATGATGTCGGTGCAGCCCGGCAACGGGAACGCCACCTTCTCGCCATCAACTATCTTCACCACGGGTATCCTCATGGTGAAGTCATTACCTCTCACTATCCTTTTCATGTACTGTTTCCTTATTAAGCCTATTGTTTACCTACATTGATTCCTCACTCTCCCATCTTCACTCGTCACTTTTCCTTCCCTCTTCACTCTCCGCCTTCCTGAACGCCTCCTCCACGGCCTCGCCCATGGCAGGGTCTTTCTGCCTTGCCAACGCCACGGCGAAACCCTTGCCAAAAGCCATCAGATACCCCTTGATGGTGCGCTTCTCTATCCTCACATTGTGTATGTAGAGGAAGTGGCCACCTATGGAGCTTATCTCGCACAGGCAGGCTATCACGCCGCCGACCCACGCGCCGAAGATGTAGTTTATGCCCACGAGCGGCAGAAAGCCAGCGCCTATCGCTTCCGCCACCATCATCAGCATGAGGTAGTCAATAAACTTGTTCAGGCTACGCCGCCACGCCCGCGAGCGGTGGAACTTATACACCTCCGCCAGCACCTTGTCACCTTGCTTTAACGCCTTGTCGCGCCTTAGCCTGCTCTCCTTGCAGCCGAAGCGGAAGTCGAGCATACATAGCAAGCCTATCGCTATCCAAATCCACTTGGAGTCCGCCAGCATCTGCGTTATCTCCGAGGAGAACAACGTCATGCCGAAAGCTCTTACCCCTGTATGCACGCTGTTCCCCGTCAAAAAACTTGTCTGTAATACCGAGCTGCCCATCGTCATACCTTACCTGTTATTGTCGTTATCGTTCTTTTCGTTCTCACGATTCTGCATTCTTCACTCTTCGTTCTTCACTCTAAGGGAGGGGTCTACATCATCCACAACCCGCAACCAATCACGCCGCCAATACACGTGAAAGCCCAGTCCAGCGCGTCGCTCTCACCCTCATAGGTCTGGTCGGCGACCTCCTTCAAGATGCCCACCACCACTGTCACCATCATCGAGAAGCCGACGCACGTCCAGCGTCCCTCGCCAGCCACGCCCTGCATCAGCATGGCCGTGAAGAAGGCTATCACCAAGCCAGCCAATAAGTGCAAGTACCTGTCAGCCCCTGCCTTTGCCAGCCACTCACCAATACTCTTAAACACATTGTAAACCTTTTTCATAATCTCTTTGTCTTTAATCGTTATCGTTGTTATTGTCTATTCCGTTACGTATATCGTTGCCAAGCATCTGACTACCATAGTCAACGAGTCATATAAATCGTATACCAAACCCCATTATTGTAATAGAATAAGGACCATTGCCCCGCGGAATCGGAAGTAAAGCTTGTGCTATTATATGTGCCACTCTGGAACCTATGTCCGTTGCCGTTAAAATCAATTCTGTCCCTTGTCTGTATCACTATCACCAGTTGGCCGTCCTTAGGGCTAGATGGCATCGTGAAGTGGCCGCCCGAACAGAGGAACAGCGTCCTGTTGGGGGAGGAGCCGTTTGTCGTCGTCGAAGCGTCCAACGCCAACCCCTGCAAGTGACTGAGACCGCCCATCGCGCTAAGGCAGAAGTCGCCATCCGTCTCTATGCCCAATGCCGCAGCGTCCCTGCCGTTGCCTGAGCCGCCGCCCGTCACCTGTATCAGGTTGCAGTAGTTCACGTTTTGGTAGTTCACCAGCGACTTGGGGTATGTGTTGGCATCGCCGCCAGTCGTGTCCCTGTGCCCGTCGCCAAGGCAGACCAGCGACGTCCTGCCGCCAGGGGTGCCCCTCACGCTTATGTTGGTGCTCCTGAGCCCCAAGCCCCACTGGGACGACGACGAGGCACTGTACATTCCGCTATCCGTGAACGTGAGGAAACTGATACGTCCGCCCGTGGCCGTGATATTTCCATTCCCATCGACGGAGAAATTAGTCATATTGAGCTTAAAATTGCCGTTATTGTCAACGTAGAATTTATCCGAGGAAAGCGTAAACGTTCTGGCCGTCACGGAACCCTTGAATGACGCGTTTCCCACACCGACGATATTGCCATCCTCATCAATGCTGAATGTCAGCTTGCCGCTGTTGTTCCGCACGATGAAGTTATCCGCTGTGGCCACTATCTTATGGCTCTTGATGTCAATGCCCGTCGCCAGCAAGTCCGGCTTCACATTCGTCCTGCCGTCAGTGCCGTACAATGGCGACACGTCAAAGTAAGTATTACTGTAAAAAGACACGCTGCTGCCCTCCGTGCATGATTGGACGGCCTCCAGCACGGCCCGGTCACGATACACGCCGTTTGTGGCGCTCGACTCTTTTCCGATTACGAGGATAGCTCTCGGCACGGCCCAGTCGGCATGTACGGCCGTGTTGTCCACGTTCTCCGAGGTGCCGAACCCGTTTTGTGAGTCCCATGTTGACTTCGGATAAGACGCCCCGGTCTTGATATAGCCTAACGCGCCCATCCTGATTCCAAGCGGGTTCTGTGCTTGCCACAAAAGCCCGTATGTAGAAACGTCCACATAGACCTTAGACCCACTGACGCTCGTAATATGCCACGTAGCCATGAACCACACCTTGCTGTCCTTCGGCTGCCCGACAATGGCAAACGTGTTCCCGGCCGCTAATTCCCCAAAGCGATATAAATACTCGTTGTCCACGTCAGCATAGTATCCGCCGTTGTCTTTCCTGAGCATGTTATAAGGGTTACCGCCTTGTGCGTTAACCTGCGCGGTTGTCCATGTGTCAGGCGCAAGTCGTACAGCGTCCGGCACCCACGAAGGGTTGGAGGCCACCTGCATCATGTAAGGCCATATCCCGCTGATGTGAGCATCCGTACAGTCAACAGTAATGTCGTATTTCGAGCCGCCACGAAGCCACGCGAGCGTGAACGAGAAAGGATAATACTGTGCGATCTTCGGGCATATAGGCGTGTCAGTAGGTTCTGTCCAACGTTGTGATATGCTCTCAATGTGAAGCTGCCCGTCTTCATTAGTGCCCCAGCCATTAGCTATGTCCGAGAATATCAGTCGGAAGGAGAAGCCCTGCGAATGTGTCATATAGTCCTTACCGCTTCCGTAGGTTCCGTCAAGATTCCTGCTTATCTCCACGGTATGCCGCACGCCCCCATCATCCTTGAACCGAATCATCACCGGGTAGAAGCTGTCGGCGTCCAGCGTCCTGAAGTCCACCTGCGAGCTCGTATGCGGCTTGCTCGTGTCCACACCGCCGTTCTGTAAGTCCTGCACCTTCAGCGAGATCTGCCCTTGTCCTTGCTTGATGGTCTCGATAGTCCCATGCATGTCGTTCATGTCGTTCTTCATGCTCGTCGTGGTGCTCTCTATCTTCCCCAACTTGGCGTCTACTTTAACGATCGCGCCGGGATTGAGCGTAATCGGTATCACGAGACTGGCAAGCAGCTCACTCATGCTGCTGTCCCTGTACACAGAAATCGTGGCTGACCCTGGCACGGCACTATTGCCGTTGCTGTCTATCTCGTATGTATTGTAATATTGGTAGGTGACGATATTGTTGCCAGCTGTGTTTGTGAACACTATCGTGCCGTCCACGTTTTCCCCGCCTACTGTCAGCCGCCAGCACTGGGGAGGCTTGGAGTCCTCCGTCTTCTCGCTGCCTACGGTCTTGTACAGCTTCAGATCGCCGGTCAGCGTCACGCCGATGGTGCTCGCGTCCGTCAGCGTCCCGCTGTTGTTGTTGTTTCCCACCGCCTCGATGGTATACACCGTTGCCGCGGAGCCGTCCGCGCCCTGCTTGCCGTTTGCGTAGTTGGCGGTAGCGACAATCTTGCCGTCCACTATCAACTCTATGATTATCACGCTCGCGGTGCCTATCGTTGGCGTGTTATTCGTGCCGTCAAAGGTGAAACTGTCGAATATTATCTTGTTACTTCCCCCGTTAACCCATTTGTTCAAGCCTTCAAGCTCCGTGCCGTCGACATACAACTTTGCCGTGCCCAGCGCTTGCACGTTCGGATATTTCAGCATCGTCGAGCCTGTCGTCTTCGTGAACGTCAGCACTATGCCCGCGTGCTTCTTCGCGTCGCTCCACACCTCGTATGTCGGTGTCACCTGCACCCCATACGTCACCGCGTCCTTGCCGGGTGTGCCGTCCTTCACGATGCCCAGTGTGATGGAGTCGCTCATCTCCACATATTCCGATGTTTCTCTTTCAATCGCTGACATTTTTCCTCTGCTTTATTTGCGTGAATAAATTTTTTTGTCTACCTTTGCCGACGTGGGGGTTGCGTATGCTATCTCCTTTTTTTGTGCTTACACGGACAGGCTTGCAGTCCCCGTTGTTGACGTGTCGCTGTCCGTCTCCACGTATATTTTGCATTTTGCGACAGTGCTGACCGGCGTGTAGTTGCTGTCAACGAGCCAAACGCCATAGCGTCCCCATGCGTGATATTTTCCGTCGGCTCCTTGCTTCAGCCAGTATGTATGTTTCCCGTGTTTCAGTGCCGTCTTTTCCGTCGTCACCTTCGCGGTCTTGTGCAGCACGATATTGTGTGATTCCACAAAGCTCAAGAGCTGTGACATATCCACGGAATAGTTGTTGTCGCCAAGAGATGTGAACGGGCGTGGTATAGGATAGTGACGTACCATGTTGCGGAATCCCCACGCGTTCCTGTTGATACTAAGCTTTGATATTCTACAATACTTCTTCCAGCAAAAGCATAACGTCATCTTGGAAATATCCTCCGAGGCGTGGAATATGAGGCTATTTCCATCCGCCCTCAGTGCCGTCAGCTCGATAGGCTCCAACAACCGTTTGGGTATCTTCACGCTGCACTTCCACAAGTCGAGCGCGTCGGAGCTGCTCGCCAAGCGGTAACGGTAGCCTTCATCCGGCAATATTTTTTGTCCGTCTCTTGTCCATGAGAAATTATTTCTCGGTATTCTTCCGCCCATGCTCTTTCCGTCGATTACAACACTGCATTGTAACAATACGCCTTCATAACTGCCGTTAAACACCGTGCCGCTGTCGCTCGTCAGGTTGACAACAGCCGTACGTCTTGCGCTCTTTCCGTCCTTTCCGTCCTTGCCGCCGCTAATCTCCTTCCTCCAATTTGTAGAGGTGTCGCTCGGCTCCGCGGTAGTCGCCTTACCTTTCTCCACTATGCACGTCCAAATGGAATCGTTGTGGCTCACTTGGTCGTAGTAGCGGTATTCCGTCCCCTTTGCCCAGTTTCCACGGAAGTTCACTAAGGTTATCGGGTCGCCGCTCGCGCTCATAAACTTGAAGCTCGAAGACACGAACACCACCTCCTTGGGCGACAGTATGAACACTGTGTTCGAGTATTGGTTCACGCCGTCCCAGTGCCTGTAGTCCACGATGCCAGTCAACGCCACTATCCTCGGCAATGTGCCATTCTCCGTGCCTGTTGTCTCCAGCATCATCACGTTCGTGCGGCTCTCGTCGTTGTATTGGTCACGCCCATCAGCGTCACCGCTCGCGAACATCCTGTGGCCGTCCAGTACTATCGTGTCACCTGCCTTCGGAGCGTCGTTAGTCGTGCTCTCGCAGTCCGTCTTCGACAGCACCACCCAGCCAAACTTCTTGCCGTCATACAAGTCCACGGTCACCTCGCGCGTCTTCGTCACCCCGTCATCATCCACGTAGGTCTCCGTCCGCGTCTCCGTTATCGTCTCGTTCTTCGCGGACACGTCAGCCACCAGTCGCCAGTAGAAAGTGTTGCTCACGCCCTCATGCGTTCCGGCCTCAATGTCAAACGTCTGGCACTTCGCCTGGTCATACTTCCTCCATCCGTTCTGCGTCGCCGTGGTGCCGTCGTCGTTCAGCGTGTAGCACTTCCATCCCTCGCAGTCAGCGTCGCCCTCGGCGCACGCCACCCACGCCGCGCTCGCGTCCCCATTCTCGGTCGTGCCCGTGTCCGTCGCCTTCTTCACCGGCACGGCCCTCACAATCTTCGAGCTCGCGCCGCTCAGGTACACGTTACCCCCCACGGCATAGAGCTTCCTAATCTCCAGCGAGTTGAACACCGCCTTGCCCCACACCATCAAGTCCGTGACCGACAGCGTGTATTTCCCCCGCGAGTTCTTCGTCACCCCGAAGCCCCTCTCCAGTGCCTCGTCAAACGCCAGCGAGCTTAACGCGTCAACCACCACGTTGCCTTTCTCGTCAAACTTGTAGCCACCCTTCCCGAACGTAGCACCGCCTTTCAGCTTAGCGAGCATGTCGGAGATTAATCCCTTAGCAAAGGTTATCAACCCCTGCGCCGTGTCGTCACCTTGCTTAGAAAGATATAGCCTATTCGCTACAGTGGCATTCAAGCCACCGCTACCACCGATTAAGCCTTGTAACTGCGCTACCGTCTCGCCTTTTACGGCATCTATCGCCTTTTTCAGCTCACTGCTCGACGCGTCAAGTGTATCAGACAGTTCTATCTCAACATCAGCTAACGCACTGTCATCCACCTTCACGGTGTAGTTTGTAACGAAAAACTCATGTTTTTCACCAGCGTAGGTTATCGCCACCTTGCTGTTCTCGTTCAGCTTATTGGCGAATGCCATGTTTTCTTGCAAGAATATGCGAGAGAACTTTACCGAATAATTGAACTTATCCTCATTGTTCTCACTCATGTATTTTATGAGAGCATCATCAAGCCTTTTCTCCGCCGCCGTGACAAGCACTTTCGGAGGATTAATCCCCGTGATGACAAACAGGTCGCCCTTTTGCGGCTTGAAGTTGCCAGATGCGTTGGGCATTATTATGCCAAGCGTGGAGTCGTCTTTCTTGACGGCTATCCACAGCTCCGTTTTTGTCGAATCTTGGTTAAACGTGTCCTTGTATGCATCTTCGTCGTTCTTGAATATGTAATCGTTACAGTCATCCCGTACCGATTTCAAGTTGCCATGGCCATCCGTGCTGACACAGTTGTACATCTTCGACTTGTCCTTGCTGGGTACGCATTGGATGTCAAACGAGCAAGCGGGGCATCCGTTGCTCTTGATGAGGTTTATCTTCGCGCTCTCGCTTGCCAAGGCGTGCTTGAATAAGTCGAAGCCATAGCTGCCGCTGAACTTGTGTAGCTTGATGTAAAAATAGGAGTGAATATACTCACTGTCATCATTCTTTACGTCGCTGTCATTGCTGTCAAATGCCACGCCCGCAATCTCCCCGAATAGCTGCCCTAAGCCGTCGCTCTGTATCACGTCATTGCGAACACCGTTTATTGTCGGCTTGATGTCACTGAACTCGACGCTGCCTTGATGTGGGTTCCCCTCTTTGTAAATGTTCTTGAACGTGTATTTATCCGTTGCCCCGGGGATGCTGTATATGTCATTCTTGGCATAGTAAAACCTTTCCGCGCCGCCACTCTCGCGATAGACGCTCGGCATGAGATTCTGCGAGGGGAATATCCAGGTGCGGCCTTTTATCGTAATCTTGGCCGCGGCTTCCTCTGTTGAGGTGTCATAAGTTTCCTTGAACCCCCACCACAAGCTTGTGTTATCTGCGTTTGGTATCTTCTCAAAAGTCACCAATGACTTGGCGGACGTAACATTGTCAATGTTATTTACGGAAATCCCACTGCTTTCATATTCTATCACGCCGCCGTCAAACAACCAGAACGCCTTGCTTTGGTTCTCGTATTCTATTTCGACGCTGCCAATATAATTATATGAGATGCTTTTATCAACCGCAACATCTCCAATCGTTGATTTTATGGTTATATGCTCCCAAATCACCAAAGCGGCGTAGCGGTCATTAGTAAAGGTATAACTGCCATTATACTTGCCTTCCGTGTCATTGTCCATGTAAAAGGAAAACACGTCAGACTTGATGCTTACGCCGCTTTTACGAGTGTGGTGGCTCACCGTTATCTTTGGCTCGTATATTTTCATGCCCTTCTTTGCCACAATCGGGATCACGGCCATTCGGGCGAAATCCTTGCCATCAGCCACGACCAACTCAGATGATGGCATTGTGCCGAAGAAAGAGCCGTCTATGTTTATAGTAGCCTTTAATGCGCCCTCTCGTTTGTAAAGGGTGTATTTCTTAGCGTAATCAGCACCTATGTTCGCGTTTTTTTGAAGCTGTGATAACGAGATGTCGATAGGTTCATTGATGTTTTCGGAGATGTAATCCGCCTTGCCAAACTCATCATCGTTGGGGTAATAATAAGGGATATTGTCGGAAGAGCCATAGCCTGTAATCATGTCCACTATTCTGGCATTGCTGTTCTCTTTCGATACCGATACAAGGGCGTCATTCCTCCCGTACTCAATAGGATTATCCGTAAGGTCGTATTGCAGCTTGCCTACATGACAAACGTTCCCAACCCAATAATAATCGAGCTGGTATGTCGTGTTGATAAGCTGTAACACCTCTGTTAGGTACTGATTTTCAAATGATACTTCCTTGACATCGGTATTCGCATAACCATCGTCTATCACTACGCTATATGGTACGTCACAGTATTTCATACTGGAGTTAATCCTCGACACAAACTCCGTGATGTCACCTCCAAAGCTAAACCTGGTTTGGTTGGTGCGGTATTTATCCCCACCCTTAGTGTCTTCATCCTTGTTGGACACAGCGTCAAAAAACAGGGTATTATCAAGAATTTCCCTGCGAGATGTAAATGTCACGTCATGCTTATAAAGCACTGACTGGTTATCCTTGCTTGATGACGGTATAGACGTTGCATAGTATCTTTCGCCTTGAAACTCCACGTATTCCTCATGCGTCCATTGCTTATCAAGTGGCGTTGGATAATATATAGTTGCCGTGATCGACGGTGCTCCTCCCATACGTTTCGCCGTATAGGTGAACGTTCCGACGATGGCAGGAACTTCACCATTTGGGAATGACTGGGCCTTACCGTCAACATCTCTTTTTATGAGCATTCTCTTTGCTTCCATACGGCTTAGTTTTCGTTAATAACACTATCAACCACGTTGTTATCATCATTCTCATTCTGCAACCTAACCTCCTCATCGGGGGTGGATACGGTATTCTTCTCAACGCCCGTCTTTGTCGAGATAAGGCCACTTCCATGCAACGTGCATAGCATTTGGTTGTAGGCCGATTCATCAAAAGGCTGCCAAGGCTTAAAAGATGTACTCACCCTCATTTTCTCGAACTCAGTGATGGCCTTCGGATTCTCGCCACTTGCGACAAGTTGTTTGGCAAGGCCCTCCTTGAAAAGCCTTGAATGCTTCGATACGAAGTTTTGCCATTCAATCACGGAGTTTGCCGCGCGTTCTATGTCAAGGGAACGTGTCATTTGTATGGCCAAGCCGCTTATATCACCGCTCGACTTCACGTCCTTTGGCAATATGAAAGTACAGCCGCATCCTATCTCTATTTGGTCAAGAATGGCTTGCAGGAAGTCGAGCATATTCTGTGGGGTTGGGGGAGTCTTGAACTCGGCAGAGCCGTTGCCGTCTATGCTTGTATCATTCAAGATGATAGAGCCAGCGATTTTCTTTGCCGTCTCATTAAACTTGCCCTTGATATACAGTATCCCCCAACCGTGACGCTTCTGAATGACGGCAAAGAGGTTAAAGATAATCTCGAAAAGCTCTATCAAGTCTTGGACGTTATTCCATGGCACATCTCCTCGTTTGGTGACAAGCGGGCTCTCCGTGAAGCCATGCTCTTCCGTAAAATCCAAATGCCATGTGCTCGTGGATTCCGCTGCGGTGTCAGCAGGCACACTATCCGAGAAGTGATAATGATTCACGTCATCGTATGCGTCTATGTGCCTTACGCCGTCTTCCGTGCGGTAATACACGCAATCTATCAAGGGCTCACCGTTGTCATCCCTGTGCGAGATGACCTGGTAGCCATCAGCGTAAGAGAAGAGGCGCGTTTTTACCTCGTTCTTTTCATTCATGTAAACCAGTAAGCCTACATCGCCATAAGATTGCTGTATGGAGACAGCGTGGGTCTCTATGCCGTCCTGATTGGTTTCCTCCCAATGCCACTTGAAATCTGCGAAGTTTCTTTTCAGTTCCTCACTTGGGTTGGGATCGTGCAAGATGTGTACCCTCTTATTACCGCATAGGCATAGCGTTGACTTCTCCATTATCCTGCGCTGGAATGCGATGCCGAACTTCTTGAACTTTATTTCAAGGTAGTTGTTAGTGTCCTTCTCCTTGACGCAAATAGAAGGGAGGTTCTCGTCGAATATGACGCTATGGCAGTTAGGGTCAAGCTCTCTTGCGAACCTCTCTTGCGACACCACGTTTTTATAAACTTTCGGCAATACGGCTTCTCTCATGGCGTTTGTCTTCACCATGTTACCATCCATGCTGTCCTTTATGGCAAGCGAAGATGTACCCCTTAAAAACGGCTTCTTCAAGAGAAGCTTTTGGGGATTCGCCAAATAGTCGTTTATTATGTCTTGTCTTTTCCTTCCCATGATATGCTATGCCGTTTATTCTTTTCTTGTATCCTTATCTTCTTGCGTGTCAGTAAAGCCAAAGTGCCTCACACAAGCCTTCCTCGTTGGCCAAAATGTGCATTCCCTGTTAGTATGAGGGCAAACGATGTCATGCTTTGATGGCACCACGATGATACGCTTCTGACTTTGCGACTCTTCCATCTCAAACTTGTCATTCAGCTTTACGCGGATGTCGGTTTGCATTTTCAACGCATCCTTTGGTTCCAAGTCGCCGTCGTCCAAGGCTATTTGTATCTTGTCAAGCATTTTAAGGAGCTCATTCTTATTCTCCTCCTTGGTTATACTCGTGTTATTTACAGAGCCAATACCGAAAGGCTCAAGCACGCCAAGCAGCTTCTTAAACCGTGGGGTGTTGTAAAAATCGCTTGCGTTCTTGTCGGATTTCCTGTAAGCAAGACGATAAGCAAGAGGTTTGTCCTCCAAAGTATCGCATAAGATGGCAAACGCAATGTCTTTTTCGCTGCACCTTTCCCAGTCTTGCCGAACAGTATCAAGAATTGTCTTAATGTTTTCCTTTTTAAGCATCTCTTATCATCATTTAGTACCAAAGGGTATCGTCATAAATACTTTGAGCGTTAGGGTTGCTCTTGAAATCAGTGTCGTTGCCCGCAAGCTTAAAACCTTCTTGCAACTCACTGCCGTATTCTATATTAAAGCAAGGATACATCCTCATGGCGCAAGGGTCAAGCAAGTCCATAGAACGGCCATGCCCAAGGTTGCGGTTCATCTCCTTCTTGCTCCTTAGCTTCTTCTTCCCGCTTTGCATTATGTCAAACTGCACCACTGAGCATTCCTCCATGAACTCGTTTTGCAGTGTCACCTTGTATTTAAGGTTTTGATGCGTATATGTCGAGCTCGCTACCTTGTCATCAAATGTCAGTTGCCCTCGCTTTATCATGTAGCACAAGCGCAAATAACAAAGGTCTTTTAACGTTACGGCGGAAAGGTAATATATGCCTATTGGCTTGGCGGCTGAGATGTATGGTATGGCATCGGGTATATAGTCGTTGAAATACCTGCCTGCCGTCGCATCGTATATGATATGCGCTTCTGCCACGCCCTCCTTGCGGGCGAATGCTTTTGCTCTCTCGGCGTTTATCCTCGGTGTGGCGTGCATTATAATCTCCTTGCTGACAACGTGAAAACCGTTCCAAGACAGCATCATCGTGTTATCCTTACCATAGTCCGCCAAGTCTATCGTTATCCACTTGTCGCCATTCACCGCTGGGTCTTTGATGAAGCAATCACGCGCGGCCTCACTTGGTATCGGGAGGTTTTCCTCTTCCTCCGCGTCAACGTTGAAGTTGCCTTCCATCAGAGCCCTTGCCATCCTGCCGCCCGACATAGCCACTGAGCCAACGTACTTGGTGTTATTGGAGAGCATCTTCTTGTTGTCGCCCATCTTGCCTTGATAGAACACAAAGCTCTTTATCATCGCATCATAGGTAAAACCTCCGCCAATGGCTTTCAGCTTCGCATCAATGTCTATCTTGCATTTCTCGTAGACTTCCTTTTTCGTGTTGCCCCAAACCACGTCCTTAACGGAAGAACCGGCGCAATAGAAATATCTCACTACACCGTTGCGGTCTGGGCGGATAAAACCGTCTGCCCCGATGTACCAATCGAGGAATATCCTCGTCCAGTGGCTGCGTTTGGGGTTTAGCGTAGCGAAGAACTTGCCTGTGAATGTCTTGCTTTGGCCTCGGTTACGAGTGCAGATGTAAGAAAACGCCTCCCACGACATCTCCGTAAGCTCATCAATGGCTATCAAGTCATACTCCCAGCCTTTCGCGCGCTCCCTAAGCTTGTCCATGTTGGAATCATCAAGGTAGGTCAAATCTACAAACGTGCCATTGGGGAATGATACGCGAGGGGAGTCGCTCTCTTTTATCTTGATGTAATCAGCACCGAATATCTGCTTGAACTTCTCGACAAAACCGCCACCCGCCTTTTGGTTGCCAAGGGAACGACGAGAAATCATAGCACGAAAATCGGGGTCGGTCATCAACGGCTCAGCCATCGCAAGCACAAGACCATAGGAATTGTGGGTAGTGATATAATCATCAGTAATATACAAATGCTTATCATCATCCACCAAGATACATTGGCTTTCCTCTCTTCTGACCTTCTTGATTGAGATTATACGAGAATGGTCGTTACCACGAGCGTATTTCCTTGTTTTGTTTCGCTCATTATTGTATCTTGCCTTATGCTTCTCGCTTGTGAAGATAATATCATCGGTACGTATTACAATATCGTAAGCAATACCTTTTGTGTATTTCCACTCCCGTTTATCTACGCTCACAGAACAAGAGTACCCAAGACTGCGGCATAGTTCTATAAAAGTATCTTTTAGCTTTTCACTTGTTGTGCTAAAGCTATAACTATTGTCGTATGGTTCTACATTTCCGTCAGTATCAAATAAACCTGCAAGTAACTGCTTTCTTTGTTCGATACTTGAATGCAGATACTCTTGTGGAATAAACTTGTTATAAGAATACCCCAACAAGCCAACACTATCGAGATAATCTTTGTATTCTTTATAGTGTGGTGTATAGAACAGTTTTGTAAAGCAACCTGGCTGTTCGTAAACCCTTGTCGTTTCCGTCAATTCTGCCACCTTATTTATAATATCCCATTCTGTATTGGATATTTTGAAGCCTTTTTCGCCTCTCCAACTTGTGAGACAACCATCGCCAAGCATTACGCCAAGAACGTAAGGATAAATAGGAAGGTCTTTTTCGCCAAACTCAACAGCTCTATTGTTCGGAATGAAATATTTTTCCCCTTCAGCAAGACCTTCTATCAGGTCTTTTGTCTGCAAAGTCATAGTCCATCCCCATTTCTTGTTATGAGCACGATATTTATGTACTTGCTTTGGTGTTCGTACAGTCCATAAATGTTCAAGACCACACTCGCATTTTCTCCCATCAAGAGTTTTTATTTCATACACATCTTTCATTCCTTGTGGAAATACGGCAGTCACGGTGGCAACTCCATCAAAAGGAGTTATCACCTTTGAACCCACTTTCATATCGCCCATAGTTTGCCATCCTGTTGGCGTAAGTATCTTAGAGGATAAAGGCTGCTGCTTCCCGCCTCCCAAATTTCCTCCTCCGAAAACCACATCAACATTACTGCTTGCAAAGGACTGCTGGAATCCTTCTTGTGGGCTTATGATTATGTCTTTCTCGTTTTCCATGCTCTGAATCCGATGCAAAGATACCCAAGAATACGCATTTGAAACATATTTACAATATGTATATTTGACATATGTCCTTTATGCCATGTAAAATATTTTATATAAATAAGTTAATAGATTAACTTTGCATTTGCAAAACAATATCTTATTTGACATGAAGTTTACAAAACAGCAACTTTTAGATGCCCTAAAAGGTAAGCTCACGGAGAATGGGAAACACCTTTCCATCAGTGAGAAGACAATCAAAAGTTTAAGTGATTCCCACTATGACCTTTTGGTTAACGAAGAGACAGAACTTGATGATTTGGTTGGGAAAATCCTACCGCAGTATGTATCGCTTAATGGCAATTACGAGAAGGATAACGCCGACTTCATCAAGAAATGGCGCGAAGAGCACCCTGAGCTAAAACCGCAGAAGCCAGAAGAGTCTGTTCTTCAAAAAGACAAGGAAGACCTTTTACCCAAGGTTAAGGCACTAATGGAAAAAGTTAGGGTTTTAGAGGAGAAGGATGCGGAGTATGAGGCCGCAAGGCTTGTCTCACAGAAGCGCGACGAGCTCTTGGCAAAGTTCAAGGAGAAAGGCATTCGGGATAACAAGTGGACCGAGAAGTACATGAACAAGATTGCCATCACCAAGGACACGGATGTTGATAAGGAAGCTACGGACGCGTTGGACTTCTACAATCTCGCTCACGCTAAGGCTGGCGGCACCCCTGGAAGCGCAGGAACTGGCTCTGGCGGCAACGCAGACGCAAAGAAGAGATGGGAAGGAGTCAACAAAATTCTCAACTCATGAGACTTAACGCGCCATGGCTCGCTAAATTGAACTCAAAGTTTAATAAACATTGAAAATTATGGACAACTTTTATCAAAGACAGGCTATTGGAGGCGCGGTTTTTACCGGCCGTACCCTCATTCAGGCACATGGCTCTATTGGAGGTCATAAAAATGTCTTCGTGAAGCTTGTAAAGGGCAACAAGGACGCTCTATGCTACCCCACCACAGGCGGTGTCTTGAAAAACCCCTTCAAGGGACGCGCGAAGATTTACGCTGGTGACTTGTGCGAGTACACCCCAAACCAAGACGAGAACACGGGCGCGGAGGTGAAGATTTTGAAGTTCTACGAGTTAGCGAATGGAGCTACCGCAACAGACACAACCTACAAGTTTGTGCGTGACGGTTATCATCACATTCCTTTCGTAGGCGACAACATCATGGTAGGACAGAAGGACTTTGTTACAAAGGCTCTCGGTGTTACTATCACTAAGGTAGAGAAATCCACTGAAGGTACAGCTGATATTTGGCTTGTAACAGTATCCAAGACTCTTGGCACAGAGCAGCACAAGGGTGATGTCTTTGTAGAGGCAGCATCAGCAGGTGCAACTGTTCTTCCAATGGTTACAAACCCTAATGCCTATGCCGACAAGGATATGGATTTCTTGTACGATGCAAACATGGAGGGATTGGACGACTTGCAGTATATGTTCACCCCTGCACTCGCGCAAGAGGACACAGTGATTGACCTTGTGGCTATCGGCGCATTGCCTCCAGCAGTTCTCGCTCTCAACAAGAGCCGTGTAAAGTCTTGGTTCTGGTTCAACTAAAGGCTTTACATCAGGATAACACGGCTCATTTTAAATAACAAATTAAAGTTTTCAGGATATGCAAAGATTTGATATTAACAACTCTGATTGGGCTGCATTGTTCCGCTCGAATGACGGCGGCAGTGAGCTATTCCAGTCCCTCGTTGATAACTCGGATCTCCTTAACACCAACGATGGATGGGCCCTGACGCAGGGCCATATCGCCGATGCGCCGACGCCTGTCGCCGATGATGGCTCCGCCACTTTCCGCATGACATCTTCCAAACTGGAGGCTGCTCCGGTCATGGACTTGCGTGCGCCATTGGGAGATTCGCATCAGATGGACAACAACGGTGAGGACGAGTACACGGCTTCAATTCCGGACTTCATCGGACGTGGTTTCGTAGAGACGGCGGCTCAACGCATCTATAAGCAGAAGATATTTGCTCAACTGGGCAATGCTGACCGCATCATAGCAAACTGGGTACGCGACTACCTCGCCGTTGGCCTTCGTTCCGCAAAGGCAACACTGAACAATGTGACCGCGCAGCTCGAAACAAAGGGCAAGATTGATTACACAGGTCTCGGTGCTGGTGTTTACGCCAAGCTCTACGACGCTCGCATCCCTAAGGATAACTTCCAAAAGGCAGGAACTAAGGCTTGGACTGACGCCGATTGTAAGATTCTTACACAGATGCGCAAGTTAGAGGATGCTTACCGTGATAAGCGAGGAGGCTACAACGGTGCTCTGACATGGAAGATGACCAAGAAGATGTACAATGATGTCTTCTTGCAGAATCAAGAGGTGCGTGACCTGTACGTCACTTGGTGTAAGGCTAACTATATCGCCTATGTCGAGGGCATGCCTATCACAAACGAGCAGTTCTTGAACTCGTTTACCGACATCCAAGGTATCTCGCCAATAGAGATTGTCACGGAGAAGGAGCGCAACAAGACTCGCACTACCGACACGTTTGTACAGGGATGGGCCGACAACCGCGTGGTTCTTCGCCCTGCTGGAGATACAGTGGAGTTCAAGTATGTCGATGTCTTGGAGCGTGAGGTGTTCAGCAACGGCTACGGCGCAAGCACTATCGACACCACTTTCGCGACTATGCTTAACGGCTTGGTCACTGCCATGAATACCACCACCGACAACGGTAGGCTGAAAGAGTGGCATACTGACGTGATGATGTCGGCAATCCCTGCCCTTATCTCATTCACCAACCACGAGATTATCCACACGGAGGTGGCTGGTGACGGAGCGGTGGCGTGACGGCATTAGCTCGCAATGTTACGATAACCATTAACTCATCTTATCTCTGCCATGACGGATACAAAGTTTGACATACTGGATTATCTAAGCGGTATCACGAATTTCGTGTTTGACAAGTCCGCGCTTATGCACGTGGCATTAGAGTGCGGAGTGGCTGACGTTACCCAGTATCTCGACCTTACCGAGGAACAGAAAGACCGCTGCAAGATGATGCTCTATGAGAAGATTGTCTTCGGGGTCTACCAAACTGCCTCCGTGACAAATCAGCACGGTTCATACACCCTTACGGTGGGCTCGCAGACCATAACCGCAGCGGCATTACAGAGCATAAAAGCCGAGCTCAAACGGCTCTATGGCAAATATGGCGAAGACGATAAGGTACAAGCATTGAACTCCGCTTCTGGGGAGGTAAGATGGGTTAACGAGATGGATTAATCCAAGAGGAAAGAGATATGTACACCGACCGAAATGCCTTAAAGGAATATCCCTATGAGGGCGAGTTTTATCGCAGGGAGGATAGCATACCTGATGACGGAGACTTGCTTAATGAGAGCGACAAGCCCGATACGGTCATACTGCATACCGTATGCGACATTCAAAAGACAGACAAGCTGTTTAGCTCTGGTGTTATTACTATGGGATATACCGTATATTTCCCAATGCCTACGACGGAAGAGGGCGAAGAGGGCATCCCAACTGGTTTAGAGCCAGGCATCAGGTTCAGAGGGGCAATGTTCGGCATGGCGGTTGATGGCATGGTCATAGGTGTCTATCCAACTCAAATGCACGGTTGTCAGGTCTACATAAAAGGTTCCGACATTTAGATAACAAACTTCTGAAATGGACAGGGAAAATAGACGATTATCACGTATCGAGAACTTCTTTTCAATGGCCTTGACAAAGGCAAAGGTTTCCGATAACATCTTTGTCGGCGAACTACCGCCAACGACAGGCAAGGATTGGGAGGATTTCGTGAATGTGGATGTTGGACAACAGACGGATTATATTGCTTTCTCTTCCGGATATGTCAATGTCTACCTGTACGCCAGGCCAAAAGGCACACCTCTAAGGAAGAATGTTAAGCGTCTCGACAAGATGGAGGCTGCACTCGACAAGATGGTAAGAGAATCTTGTGATGACAACTTCGTCATCTCGGAGCTGTACAGGGATAGCGGATATGACACGGAACGGCAATTCCATTACGTCCTCGTTTCCATCTCGGTTGTCGCCAAATAATACAACAATTTATCACAGGATAACAATTTAAAACTATAAGATTATGACAGCAACAGTTCATTCAACAGGTGTTTCTGCAATCAAGTTGTCCAAGCCTACGCACATCATCGTGCGCCCTTACACGGCCGAAGGTGCACCAGGCGACGACTACTACGACTTGGATGATGTCGTGCGCGATACTACTAAGGTCTCACAGGACGACAATAGCACTACCGACGTAGAGCGCGAGACCTCTGACACGCCTATCATGTCCATCGTAACAACTGGCAAGTACCAGTTCGAGGCGGAGGTGGCGGACACACAGGCGGACGTGCTTGTCGCCTTGTGCGGATTCACCAAGGGCACAAGTGATAACAAGGTTTACGCCCCTTCTGGCTATCAGAACCTGTATGCCGAGGTGGCGGTGGTGTTTGAGAGTGGCGGAAAGAACGTGGCTCTTATCCTGCCAAAGCTGCAACTCAACTCCAAGACCACGATTGAATCGCTCAACACCAACTTGGCGAAGGTTACATTGGCTGGAACGGCGCAGTTGGCGGATGTGAACGTAAACGGCAAGCCTGCAAAAACTCCGTTCTATATTGACAGCGACTATACCTTGCCAGTCACTGGCAAGTAGCTTCGTGTAGAGCATAGAGATAGTAGACATAGACAATATAACAACAAGAAGAGCTAAGAGGGCGGCGGCGATTTATATGCCGTCCGCCCTCTATGTGTTTCTCCACAAGCCTTAAATAGTATGGCAGATAAGACACTTAGGCAAATGGCCATAGACATTATAGTCGAAGCTCTTGAAAAAGATGCGGAGAGAATCCTGAGAGAATGCATCAATGAGATAGACTATCAACATAGAACCATGAACCTTTATGACTCCTACGGCTACGGCATCTATGCAGAAGGCAAGTTGTTAAAGATTGGTTTTCTTCACCCAACGCCATCTGCGAAAGTAGCGAAGTCATGGTATGGCGAGAAAATCAAGGGAAGGCAAGCTATCACCGAATACTTGGGTGGGGAGTTTAAACCTTCGGGCGTGGTTGACTTGGCTATTGCGGCCTCCATGCCATACGCCCACGTGTTGGAGAAAGGTTCTGCGGGATTGCATAGGAAGTATAAGGTCATATCCATGTCATTCCAAAAGTTAAAGGCGATAGCGAGAGACTACAAGGGTATCGTGGAGGCTATCAAGCAGTTAAAGTAAAATATAATACTTAAAAAAGACAATAAATGACAAGAGTAATCAAGTCAAAGAGTAGCAAGCGGAAGTTGCCGGAGCAAGGCACGGACAAAGATGCTGGCAGCGCAAGCAGCGTCGTTACGCCAAATTCTCCACTGTCTGATGAGGCCATGGCGAGGTTGGCGAAGATTATGAACGACTCACCGACAATTATCAAGCTACAAGGCACGGAATGGGAAGTCAAAGCCCTAAAACCAGGCACGCAGTGGCTCATAGCTGAGGAAGCCTGCAAAATGGTCAAGCACGAGAAGATGTCGATGGGCGATGTCATAAAAGAGTTCTCGCTTAATATCACATCCGTGGCGAGGGTGATAACACTGGCGTTGCTAAACGACAAGAAGCGTATCTATTCCGATGAATACCAACAGGTCTACGACCAACTTCTTTGGGGGGATTATGACATAAGAGATTGGGCAACACTGCTCGTGGAGATTCTGAATCTGCTTGACGTGGATTTTTTCTTCGCGAGTACCAATGTGATTCAGACCATCCGCAACCATACACTGACAAGGAAACGTCAAGCAGCCGAGTTGTCCCTTCAAGGACAGAATACGGTCAGATGATAGATTTCCTTAGGGCAAACACTTGGTGCTCGCAGGAGGAATACAAATGGGGCATGACCGTTCCGCAGGTCAGGCTCGCAAGCATGGATTTTACGAGGCTTGAATACATCTCGGACAACGAAAATGGCGAAAAGGCAAACCATAAAGAATCTAAGATGATAAATAGCGGAGAAGAGTTGAAAAATCTCAACGACTTGGGGATACCAATAATTTAAAAGACATGGCACAATCAGCATTAGGAGCGGCACTCACCATACCAAAGAGTGCGCTTGACGCAATAGACAAGGCAGACAGGAAACTGCAAGACATACAGGTAACAGCGACTAACGCTGCCAATAGTGTTAGCCAAGCGTTTAGTGGCATGGCAAGCAATGCGCAGTCTCTCGTGGGCGTGCTTGACCAAATTATCGCCAAGCTGTCGCAGGTTGGGACTACGGCATCAAACGCCAATGCAGGGCTAAGCGGCATTAGCACTGGCCTTGGGACGGCGGCTGGGAGCGCATCCTCGGCTATGCAAGATATTTCACAACTCGTTGACAGCTTATCACAGATAGGCGGCGCGGGTTCTGGGAATATAATGCAAGCCGTGTTAGCCTTCAAGCGGCTGCAAGAATCTATCAAGAACACAAGCGGGAGCAATATAGCAGAACTTAAAGAGCAGATAAGGGAATTGAACAGAACTCTTAGCGATCCCGACGCAAACCTGAACAAACAGGCGCAAGAAAGTTTGGTAAAGCGCAAGAAACTCTTGGAAGACGAGCTGAAATACCAGCAACAGATGGACGAGGAAAGAGCCGTTTCTCTTCAGAAGACTCTTGACAAAATGGTTAGTGCAGAGCAATCATACAACAACAAGCAGAGGAAACTTTATGCAGATAGGGCAAAAGACTATCAAAATAAGAACTATAAGTCCAATACAACTTATCAAGGCGCATTAGATTTCTCTGCTACAGCAAATACGCTTAATCGACAAGTACGCGCTATTGAATATCTCAAAGCGGCGAAGATGAGTCTCTCCACGACGGATGCCGACTACAAGCAGAAACTCAATACGCTTAATGAGGCGATAAGTAGACACACGCAAAAGCTAAAAGAAGCAAGTGCGCAGACGAAAGATTTGCAACAGCAAACATCTTACATGGCTGGTTATCTTTCTCGTTGGGCGCAGCGCATGGCTTTCGCGTTCTCGGTTGACACCTTAAAGAACTTTGCAGACCAAATTGTAAGCGTAAGAGGACAATTCGAGATTTCCCAACGTTCCCTGGAGGCTATCCTGCAAGACAAGCCAAAGGCAGACGAGATTTTCAACAAGACGGTGGAGCTCGCCGTTAAGTCACCATTCCGTATCAAGGACTTGGTGGATTACACAAGACAGCTCTCAGCATATCGCATTGAGTCTGATAAACTCTACGACACGACCAAACGGCTTGCGGATGTCTCCGCAGGTCTTGGCGTTGACATGGGTAGACTTATCCTCGCTTACGGACAGGTCAAGGCAGCCGCATACCTTCGTGGTTCTGAGGTTCGTCAGTTCACGGAGGCTGGTATCAATATGTACGGAGAGTTGCAAGAGTATTTCAAGGAGGTAAAGGGCGAGGCTTACACCACGGCGCAAATCGTGGATATGATTTCCAAGCGGCAAGTCACCTTCGAGGATGTTGAGGCCGTTTTCCAGAGAATGACGGATAAAGGCGGTACGTTCTATAATATGCAGGAGGTGCAGGCTGAGACTCTGCAAGGTAAGGTCTCTAACCTGAAAGATGCTTTCGATGTAATGCTCAACGACATCGGCAAGTCCAATGAGAGGGCAATGAAGATCGCGATTAGTTTAGGCACAACATTGCTGAACCACTGGGAGGCGATAGCCAATGCTGGTAAAGCTATTATCTCTGTACTCGCGTTAATAATGCTACAAGCTAACAAGACTGGCGTGAGCCTCAAAACCATGTGGACAAACACGGGCTTCACGGCTTATTCAATAAAGGGCAAGGGCGCATTGGGCATTCTCGCAAACTCGTTGAAGACCCTCGGCTCGGCGGCAAAGTCGGCTGGCATAATGATGAAAGATGCCATCATAGGCAATCTCCCAGTAATGGCTTTCATGGCTATTGCCAATGCGGTAACGAGCGCAATATCTTGTTATCAAGACTATAAGGACGCACAACGGCAAATCATTGAAGACACCATTAAGGAGAAGGCGAAAGTCGGGCAACTTGTGGCTGAATACACGAGGCTTTTAGACGTGAAGACACAAGTTGGCAAAGATGGCAAGTTATATATAAAAACTGATGAAGCAGACAACTTCCTCACCAGTGCCAAGTCTACGCTGGCTGAGCTTTACACTGAGTTAAGCAAGCGCAAGCTTTCTGTTCCAATAGAAATCGGCAAGGTTAATTTAAATAACGTTGATGAGGCTATCAGGGAAGCGAAGGATAAGCTGAACGCTTTTATCGACTCCGCGGCGGAAGCGAAACAATACATCAATGGCAGTGACAACTCTTTCTTCCACAACGGGTTATTCGGGCTACTCCCAGACGGCTTCACGCAAAACATGAAAGACCTCGAAGACGCAGCAAACGACGTTAGAGTGTTCTCTTCAAAAACACAGATAGCAATAGATGCTTTAGGAGAGGGATATGACAAGCTGAGTGACAGATCCAAGAAAGCGTATGACAGCATTAAAGATGGTCCTAAGAACGGCGAGCTTGATGTCGAATACTTGCAACGTGTCAATAAGGTCATGCGGCAAATAGCCAACTACGACCATGGAAAAGAGAGCATAAAGCAGATGCAAGATCTGTTGTATAAACCGTGGGATAGCCTCAATAATGCCATAACAGGCTCTTTTAACACGGCTAAAAATACAGCAAAGGACCATCTGACAGATTTGTTCAACTATATTAACGACATCTATGGCGCACAGCTACGCAAGTTAAAGCCTGCGGAGGTGAAGGTAATCTTCGACAACGTAGCGACACAAAATAATCTTGGAGATTTACAGAGGAAGCTGCTTTTGCAAATTGCATCTCAAACCTATCATTTCAAGGTGGACGCAGACAGTAATAGCTTAAATAATGCGCGGCAGAAGGTCTACACCTTTATGGACGATCTACAAGCCGAGGCGGATAAGCGCAAGATAAAGATAAGCATCGGCGTGGTAAATCCCAAAGACGCATTGCAGCAAGTAAAAAATATGCAAAGCTCGGCCACTGACTTGAAAGCACTGATTGACCAAATCGAGAGGAGTAAGATTAGTGGCTACCATGCCTCTTCGCTTGGCATAAAGGCAGGAACGGAATGGAGAGGGAATCTCATCGGGAATAGCACGTATTTTAAGAAAGGCGTTGCATTAGCATTCCTCCGAGACCAGTTAAAGCGAACTCTCTCGGACGTCTCTCTTGCTGGCGGTGCAGACCCATTCGCCAAAGAGAATGCGAAAGCTGCCAAGGAAGAGGCAAAGGAGCAGCGCGACATCTTGCAAGAGCGCATATCGCTCTTAAAGGACATGAACTCCAAATACGACGAGCTGATTAAGACTGAATCCAAGGAGGCGGCATTATCAAGTTCTCGAAAGTATTTCAAGGAGGCGGCGCAAAATGTAGGATGGAATGTGAATGACATTCTTCCCGATGACAAGTCTGTGGCAAAGCGCATCCGTGAGCTTGGCGCACAATACAAGGAGCTGACAAAGCGAGGCAATGCCTTCCGCCTGTCTGCCGATCTGGACTTAAAGGTATCCGAGAAAGACTATAACCACTTAAAGGATGACATCTCACGAAACATAGACGAGGCTTTCAGTGGTCTTGACCTGTACAAGAAGCTGAAAAGCACAGGACTCTCCGACACGGGCATCAAGGATATGTTCGGGGACATTACCACTTCTTTTGATGAGCTGCAAGACAAGATAGACGATGAGTTTAACAAGTATATCTTCAAGGCATATCAAGCGAAATACGGTAATGACTTCAATAAGTGGAGTGAGAGCGTGATCAAGCAATACAACTCCGACATTGCCAACACGGGGAAGACCATTAAAACAATGTTCGACCCCGATAGCGAGGTTGCGAAGAGCTATCTTAGCAATACGCAGAAGCTCAACAAACAGGTTTATCAAGAACAGATAAGTGTGGCGCAGGAGCTTATCAAGGCTTACAAGACCCAGTTATCCGACCAACTCCAATTAGACGCGTGGTATCTGGAAGAGCGCAAGAAATTACAAGACAATGCCGAAATAGCGAAGAACCCCGACCTTAAAAATGAGCTGCAAGGCAATTTGGATGCGCAGTATAAGAAGAAGTCAGATGAAAACAAGTGGAAGGACTTTCAAAACAGTGATATGTACGTCCGCCTGTTTGATAACCTCGACCAAGTTTCGACAAAGGCTCTTAATGCCATGGCGGAGAAACTGCAAGAGATGCGAGATAACTTAAAAGACCTCGACCCTGCACAGCTCAAAGCCATTGCCGAGCAGATTAACAAGGTCAACGACGTTCGCAACTCACGGAATCCCTTTAAAGCTCTCGCAAGCAGCATGAAGGAGATGGGTAAAGCAAGCAAAGAGCTGAAAAGCCTTGGTGGTGTCGATGAATACGTAAGACTTAATACCCAGCGTAGCGACCTTAAAGGGCAATTAGAAACCCGGAACAAGGAGGTTAAACTCATAAGGCAAGAATATGAAAGCACTGTCAAGGCGGAAGGCGCGGAAAGCGACTTGGCGAGCAAGACAAAGTTCAGACTCTCGATAGCAAGAGGCCTAAGAGATTCCTTGAAGGATCAGCTTGGGCTGACCGACCGGCAGATAGCGAAACTTGGCTCGGTAATGACATCAGAGGAACAGGCTAAGTCTAAGTTCGAGAAGTCTCTTGATAATATCTCTTCCATAGTTTCATCCTTACATTCCGCTTTCGATAGCCTATCTTCTTCCTTCGGGGAATCCTCACAAACCATAAGTGGCGCGTTCTCCGCGTTGGAAGGCGCCATAACAGCTGTAAAAGCCTATAAGGAAAAAGATATTGCAGGCATGATTTCCGGAGCTACTGGCATCATAAGCGGTATAGCAAGCATATTTAGCAACGAGAACCGCATCAACGAGGAGATAGAACGTCAAGAGAGAGCAGTCACACGGTTGGAAGCGGCTTACAACAAGCTGAAGCAGTCCATGGACAACGCCTTTGATACGGAGCGATTGTATAAATACAACCAAGAATCCGTTGAGACGCTTAAAAAGGAGCAAGCGGCATACAAGGCCATGATTAGCGCGGAGATGAGCCGAAAGAAATCAGACGATAGCAAGATTTTAAGCTACCAACAGAAAATCGACGACCTCAGCACAACGATAAAGGAGCTTGGCGAGAATATGACGGAAGCTCTCGGAGGCTTTGGTTCGGAATCCAACTACAAATCTGCGGCTGAAGCTTTCTCCGAGGCGTGGGCGGATGCTTTTAACGAGGGCAGTGATGCTCTCGATGCGCTAAATGACAAGTTTGACGATTATATCAAGAACCTTGTCACCAAACAAGGCACGCAAAGAGTTGTCGGAAAGCTGATAGAGCCTTTGTTAAAAGAGATTGACAAGTCGGTATCAGAAGGCAGTGAAGGTGGTAATAATGGCCTTGAGCTCACGAAAAACGAACTCGCCAAAATCAAGGAGCTTGGAGGGGAAACCATGAAAGAACTGGATGAGACACTATCATCCCTTATGAGCGCACTTGATTATAAGGGTAAAAACAGCTCCTCTACGCTTTCCAATCTACAGCAGGGGATACAGTCCGTGACGGAAAGCACGGCGCAAGCTTTGGAGAGTATTATTAACTCTATGAGATATTACCTCGCCACGCAGCAAGCGGACGTAAGGATAATACGTGACACACTAATAGAACGGCTTAACGTATCCATGGCCAACGTGTCACAAGACGGCAATAACTCGCCTATGCTTGTGGAGCTAAGGCTTCAAACGACCGTGCTCACCGAGATACGTGATACTCTTTCCAGTTGTGTGAAGAGTGGCCACAGGCTTGGCAGAAGCGGCATAAAGGTGTTTATGGATTAATAGATATGGTTTTACGTGCGGTCAGTCAAGTGCTAACCGCACGCAATTCTATACACACTGCATTCCATTTGATGCCGCGCCTTTATAGCAAGTCGCAAGTAATGCTCTCGCTTTTCTTCTTGGAGCAGTTATATTGCTGCAAATGTGGCTTAACCTACTTTCTTTTCTTATCATTTTCGTCCCGTATCTATTCTATAGATATGACTTCATGGCGCTTCTGTTACACCACTCGTTTCTCACCCTCCCCCGTACATCTTGCGATATTTACGCCCGAGCTCATTCCTATACTTGTTAAGTATTCGGCTTCTCATTGCTTAACTCGCTTATTTTTAAATTAGTAATTATTGCTCCCGACATGATTGTCGCTACCAAACATATTTTTTATGAAGAGCTACATCTTCAATAGCTCCCCATCTATCTCCTCTGAAATCTTTTGGTAAGACTTATCACGTTCTACAAGCTCGTGACATTTCCTCACGTTACGCATAACGGACGTTACATTCATGCCACTTCGCTGTGATATGACTGAATAAGAGAACCCAAACCTGTTGTGAAGCAAGTCAAAGATGAAGCTACGGGCGACTATGCGAATAAAAGGTATGTTTTTCTTACCTTCGTAAACATTATCCGAAGTAACGCCTTTGCCATTCTTGCATCTCCCCGACATTAAGCCATTTACGCGACGGCAAACAAGGTCTTCCACGTTCTGCATTATACTATTGCTATTCATATATATCACGCATCTATGATTTCACATACTGCTCGTATCACGGCAAATCAAGCCTGCGGTATCACATGGATACTTATCATCGGGGCAGATAACGCCCTCCTCTATCATGCGCTCCCGATAAGCGTTGCTGATAAATGGCACAAGACGGTAAAGCCGTTCCCCGTTACCTGCATGACGTATCGGTTTCAGATATTGAACTGGGGTTTTCGTCTTAACACCATCCCATCTTATGCCATTCTGGATAAACGGTATGAAGATCCCGACACGCTTGTTCCCTTGCGCGTCAGCCATCTTGACTATGCGGTAATCCCGAAACCAGCCAAAGACCATCTTGACGTACCAATTGACAAGGCTTCTGCCGCTTTCTTGCCAATGTTCATCATTTTCCATTGTCATCATTGTTTGTTTCGTCCTGTTCAGATAGGGCTTTTGCGACCTTTTCGCTGATAATGACGTTCTGGCCATGCTCAAAGTCCTTTTTAAGGTCTTCCGAGGTCTCTTCTTTCACCTCCTGCTTTGACGCCTTATCTAACTTCTCCGCAAGCTCCGCAAGCCTATGCCATCGTTTAAGCGAGAAATCAACAGCCGTATCCATATCGGCGAATGCCGTTATCGGATATTCAACGTTGGCTATAGTCAAGAACTTGATATACTCCAACATTTGCGCTCGTGTCTGGTCAGTACCAGGGTAAATCTCTTCCTCGTGCCCATCTGTGGCGTTCTTCATGCTTACCAAATCCGAAAGCCAGGCATACAGCACACCATCCTTAACGTTACTGTTAAGAACATCCTTGACCCAACGCTTGCAGCGCACTTCCAAGCCTATATGGTTATGATATATAGCCCCATCTTTAAGGAGCACAACGGCAAACGTGCCGAAATCAGTAACACTCTCGACTTTCTTCTTGTCAATATCAATGACATTCAACAGCCCCGCGTTGTTATCAACTGTCTTCTTATTTGCTATCCTTGCCATAATTATGTTGTTTTAAACTGTTTGCAGCTTCTTTATTTCGTCCTGTATATAGAAGACAGCTTTACGCAAATCCTCCACGCGCTTTTCTTTCTCGGTCTTGTCGCCGTCGGCCTTGCCTTTCCGCATTAAATATTTTAACGCATTACCAATAGCGAAATCGAAGTGGCGGCAGATGTCGATAGGCTCAACACCGCACAAGTCTTTCAACCAAGAGTAATGAATCGGATGATTTACCTGCTCTGCCTTTTGCTCATCATGTGTCATTGGGAGCTTTTCCGCATACTTCAAAATACACTCAACTCTCAAGCAACACTCCTCTATCTCGTTACCTAAACGCTTGCATACACAGAAACCATTAACTTTGTCGATTTTTATGATTCTGTAATCAGCACATTTCCTTAAACGGAAAGTGATCCCTTCTTCCGTTTGAAAAAGCCGAAATTCAAACCCAACCTTAATGTCTTTTTCTTCTATCATAAGCTATTTCTCCTTATCTTTAATTTCGATGAAATCACCAATACCCAAACGAGCCTTGTTAATGCAAGATGCTAACCAACCGAGTAGATAGGCACTTGCCTCTCCTCCATGCTCCATGCCGATTGCCTTCTCTTTTATCTCGCCGAACTCCATGCCGTTATAGCCATTGAAATCGAAATTCAGCTCCTCGCCATTAATGCCCTCGAAGCACTTGTTTACATCTTCGCCGCTAAGGCCAATATACACGCATAGCCTCCTTGGGTAGATAACGGCATTATATCTGTAATATCCTTGCTTACTCATAAATTCTCTATCTAAGTTTATGCTTATGTCCGCAATGATACTTGTTGCAGACGCTGCACCTGTAGACGGTAAAGCCTTGTAAAATCAACTTTGGGTGCGTTTTTAGGAACTCCCAGGCCTCATCCTCGCTCTCATAGGCAACTTTTGCCTTCCAGCCGTTGACGCTCTTCCTCGTCCAGTGCTCGGGGTCTGGCTTAAATGGCGGTATCTTATTGCGATAATGTCTTATCATGCTTTCTTAGCCCTTGTTGCCCGCCTTTTCTTGACCGTAGGCTTACGCTTGGCTGTTACCCCATTATTAGTTGTCTTCCTCGGTCTGCCACGTTTCTTCGCCGTTCCAGTGACAACAGTAGGGACGGAATGATGTTGGCTCTTTTCGGGGAGTTGCAATGTCTCGACATCCTCTATTTCACCAGCCTCGTTCTCAAAGCTGCTGTCGCTTGATGATTCGCCTCTTTGATTCTTGTCATACTCTCGTTTCCAAGCACGCTTACACGCCCTGATTTGCTCTTGGCGATATTCTTCCGTTTCCGCTCTTAGCTTGTCATAATCAATCTTTGGCGCGTCAAACTCGCCTTCGATGCTTTTTTGGGGCATTGCCTGTTCTATCCTCGCTTCATCCTCGGATTCCATCTGCTGCCTAAGCCTGTCGGCATCGCTTATAGAGCTGTTTTCACCATCGCCAAAGCCTATCTCCCTTTTCTCTTTCTCCCTTGCCTTTTGCGCTTCCTTGCGCCTCTCAAAAGCTTCCCTGAAAGATGTTATCTCTTCCTGTGAGCGGCCTTCCCTAATCATGGCGAATAAGTCCGAGCGATATTTCTTCTCGTCTTCCTCGGTGATGGCCTTCTGCTCCTCCTCACTAACCTCATTAATGTCGTTTAGGCGTATATCCTCATCAAGGTTCTCCAACTGCATTGATATGCCATGCTCGAATATCACTTGGTCAAGTTGCTTCTCATCCATAGTCGGGATATTGAACCAATCCTTATCGTCCTTGTCAAGCTCATGGAGTAGATACAGCCTCTTATCCTCAATGCTCCTGTCTTCTGGGATAAAACGCCTCTCGTCAAAATACAGATAAGGGTGAATGCTCTTCACGGAGAATATAACGCTTGCAGAGCCAAAATCACGCACAAGTTCCATGAGTCCGCTTGCCTTCCTGCCGTAAAGGCAGTAACTTTCCTCCATGTTGCGCTTACGTACAAGGACGATGGCTTTTAGCCAAAACTCCTGCGAGCTGGCATTGTATTGTCTTGGGAGGTTGCTTAAACCCACCGCCGCAAGTGCTTTCCTAAGAGATTCTTCCTTAATATCCATGTCAAGTTTCTCGTTTTATATCCATCTTATCACCGGGTCTCCACGAAACCCTTTCACCCAAACAAACCAAGCGTAACAGACACAAGAATTTGCCTTGTAAGTATCAAAATCCCCGTTCCTGGCACACAACTGCCGTTTGCTGAAAACGTACACTGTCTTTGGTGGTGCTTTCGTAAAAAGCTGCCTTCGTTGCTGTTCTTCGAGAAACGTGAGCTTCAAGAACATCGCCACCTTATGGCCATCGTAGATAATATCCAATGCCTTTTCCACGAACTCCTTGGCGTATTTATACGGCGGATTGGTTATTATGTCTCCATCCCAGTGCTGTTTTGCACTATCCAGCTTTAGGAAGTCCAAAACCTCATTGCCCATTCTGTCAACGACATCGCTTTCCCTAACGGCCTTCCCATACTTCCACCTCATCATCTTCGAGAGATGCCCTTCGCCACACGCTAGCTCCCATATCTTATCGGCAAACTGCTCCTGAGAGAACAACGATACTATCGTCATCGGATCCGTGGCGTAATAATCATGTTCGGCACGCTGCTGTTTGGAGTGGCCCGTTGCCCCGATAATCTTAAACAAGTCCCCAGGCTTGCCTCGCCAGTCCACAGGCTTCAGCGACGAGCCATGTTCCCCTTTTGTTTGCTCCATCATCCGTGTTTTTTTTAATTTCCCCCATTATCAAGCCATGCCTCGATGGTCTTATCGTCCATTGGGAATGTCTTGCCAAACACGTTCTCCAAGCTTATCTCGCATTGAAGATAAGGGAAGCCCTTTATCACGTCACTCTTAGGCTCCGTGGCACTCTTGACGTAATACAACGCCTTGCGCTGACGGTAGTCGTCATGCCACAGGATAAAGCAGGATTCTAACTTGTCATAAAGACTATGCCACGTTTCCTCCATCTTGCTTATCATGTCAGTTACCGACAAGGAGGAAGATGCTAACGTCTTGTCAGGGGATTCCCCGAACACGTACAGGGTAAGGACGCTTTTCGTCTGCGCTTCACGTGCCGTCGATGACAGCCACACCCTCGCGCTGTCGCTCTCTGGATATGTCTCCACATACAAGCCCTTTTGCTCGCCCCTGGAGTTAACGCCAGTGAGCGACTTGTAAAAGACGTGCCCAAAGTCACCCTCCAACGACAAGTCCTTGCCATCCAAGTCTTGTGCCTTGCCGTCACTAAGCCTGTATCTCCTGATGTAAAATTTCTTATCAGACATAACCAAGTCGTAGCTAAAAAACATTTCATGTCCGCCCTGCATGACAGCAAGGCAGATTTCAACGCCCCAAAGATAATCAAAATCTCGCATATTGACCAATTCGTGATAATTTCTTGATATTTTTTAACTCCTAATATCGCAATCTCTAAAATTGCAAAACGCTATATTAAGCATTTGCGAAATACCTTTTTTCGCAAATGATACATTACCGTTATATTCATGCAAAATTACTGTATTTGTATGCTAAAATTACCACCTGACAGAAAATCGGCAAATAAAAGCAAAATAAGAGCCTAAAATTTCAAAGATGGTAAATTATACCTAAAACGCATTTTAAGCCGAAAATAACCCCTCTGTGTGCTTCTACATAAATGTAATGATACTTTTAATATATTCACAAGAAACAAAGAAAGCGAAAAACACCAAAAGAAAAACGATTAAGTAGAATCATCGACATCGTAAACCAAGACATAAGGCACCCATGAGAAAAATAAAAAATAAAAAAAATTCGAGAGAAGGCAGGTGGCAGGCGGCTGCCTGGAACGGGGGGGGCGGGGTAACGGGGATGAAATGGCGAGCTTTGCCCATAATACACGCCCCGCGCCGTGTATATACGTGTAAAACGGTCGTATATCCGCAAATAGCGCGTTTAGCACGCCGCCAGGCGCAAGATAACAAGATAAGAGGAGGCAATGTGTCTTGATTGCAAACGTACGAAAAGCGCGCAAAAATAAGCTATATATAACTATAACTACTATATACTATAATACAACTACAATACAATAGTACTACAATACAATAGTAAAGTAACTATAAGCTAACTATAATATATAATAATAAACAATATATATAGTATATACGCGCGAGAAAGCCGCCGTTTAACCCCTCGTTTTGCAAACTCAGAGATTGCAAAATCGTGTTAAATATTTTTACTTGCAAGAAAAATCAAGGAAAAGTGCCTTTTTGCGAAAAAAAGTGCCTAAAAATTTTGTAGGTATCTAAAAAACCACTACATTTTGCAAATGTAATCAAGGATATAACCACGGTTACGGAGTTCATTAAGATATTGAAGATATAGGAAACAAAAAGCCCCTGAATGGTTGCAGCCATTCAGGGGCGGGGCAAAGGCCAAAGCCCTCGCACGTTCTTAACACGAACGGCACAAAGTTAGGCCTTTTCCACGAGACCGCCAAATTTGGGGCGTGGAAAATTCCGAAAATTCCAAGAATATACAGAATAACGCTATATATTGGTGTTCTTTGACATGATTGCATAAACGCAGCCATTGCAGACAATGGAAAGTAAGACGTACACAAAGAAACGGCCCCCACCGTTTGAGTAAAGGCCGTTAATCGTGGGGAATCCACGTGTAACGCCGGGATATGGTACCGGCAACCACAAAGCTATAAAAGCCATGGTGATAACTTTTGGTAAGCTGCAAATTACTATTAACTTAATAATAGTAATTAAACGCGTAAAGCGTTAATGCAGCGGGGCGGTTTTAGTCAGCAGCTAATAACCGCTCCTTATAGCTTTTAATTGCTGCAAAGTTAGGCTTTTCCTTGTTACGTTGGTTATCTTGATAACTTTATTTAACAAGAAAGGGCGCAAATACAAGCCTTTGAACGTTTGCCTCCACCTAAACCGGGGCAAAGATACCGCCGCAATGGTGGTAAGTGTTGGCAGTGAAAGGGACCACACGTCAAAGGCCGTGCACGGGCAAAGGCTTGTTATACCGCGGTTGAGCGTATCAATATAAAACTTAAAACAACCGGCGTTAATGCTTTGGAGTACTGCAATGGTAGGAAACGGGCGGCAACGTGTTGAATAATATATTGATATGCAGCAACACACGACGGGGGCGGCTCCCGTCGGCGGTACAAACTCTAACATTAAAAAATCAATCATCATGGAAAAGTTATCATCAAGCAAATTACGCACAAACGGTTACACGGCATTTGAAATCGAGATTGCCAACTACATCAGGGTTAACGACTTGCAAGCGGGATCAGAGTTCAATGGAGTTCCAGGGCATAAGCGTTACGGCTCAAGCAGCCAACGCGTAAGAGTCTTACAGAACGACACGGACACGTTACAGTTTGCCCGCTCCGTTGGGGACGATGAAAAGGTGCTAACGATTGACGTTAACAACATTGGCACCACGACAACGACAACACAAGCGATCACCACGCCTCCGACGGATGCACCTGCTGCAACGGCAACCACTGCAACGGGCGGCGGAGATGCCATTGTCAACGCCTTGGCTCCGCTCTTTGAAGCGCAAAGGCAAGCAGGCAGGGCAGAGGCCGCCGTTGAAATAGAACGCCTTAAAGCGGAGCTCCAAGCGGCAAAGCAACAAGGCACGGGTACGACAATCTCCGTAACGGTCAACGGGCAAACCACGACGACGACAACGGAGGAGGTGCTTGATCCTCAATTTGAGTTCATCTTGAATCTTGTTGCAAGCGGGGAGAACGTCTACTTATACGGCCCCGCCGGTAGTGGCAAGAACACCATTTGCGCACAAGTCGCCAAGGCTCTGAATCTGGAGTTTTATTATCAAAACACACTTGTAACCAAGTTTGACATCTCAGGCTACAAGAACGCGCAAGGGGAGTTTGAGGAAACGGCGGCTTACAAGGCAATGAAGAACGGCGGGCTCCTAATGCTTGACGAGTTGGATAACTCACAAGCGGAGGCTATCATAGCGTTAAATGCCGCCCTTGCAAACGGTTACTACACGTTTGGCAACGGGGAGCAAGTCAAGCTGCACAAGAATTTCCGTTGCATGGCAGCCGGCAACACGAACGGTCAAGGGGCAACGGAGGAGTATTGCGGACGCTTTGCGATGGATGAATCAAGCCGCGATCGTTTCGCATTCATTCATATTGACTATAACTGCGATATTGAAAAATCACTTAGCAAAGGACATACGGACATATTGGAGTTTGTTCACGACTTGCGAAACGCTTGCAAGTCGTTGCAAATCAAATTAATTGCAGGCTATCGAGCGATTGGCAAGCTTGCGAAGTTCTACGAAACGGACACGGAGGCCGTGCTTAACGCCTTCATTTTCCGTGGCATGCAAAAAGACGACATCAGGCAGATTGCCGCCGCCCTTACAACTCAAAACAAGTACACGAACGCGGTTAAAGAGTTGTTGAAGTAAATAAGCACGAAAAGGCCGCTAATTATAGCGGCCTTACAAACACAAACAAAAGAAGAAAAAGAAGAAAAGAAAGATGGAATACATTACGGAAAGATACGAAAGCCTCAACGCATTCGCAAAGGCGTTGGAACGTGAAAGGGTTGGCTATCTTAGCCACGATTTTGACTCCGAATTTATTGGAGTCAAGGATGAAGAAACGGCAAACAAGCTATTCCTTTACGGAGACGAAAAAACGGCGCACCTTATCCAAGATGCAAAGACTAAGAGAGAGAGAACCGCAAAAAAAACAACTGTATACCGTTCACAATGTGGCTTTATCCCAAACATAGGAGCGGTTATGGCAGGACATCCGCTTAATATGCTAAACGTTAAGCAGGAGCCGAAAAAAACGAAAGTCCTAAACCTTGTGTACCTGGTTGGATGTTCTTACAAATACAAGCCCACGGAATTAGCACAAGCAGGCGAAAAGATGCTAAACATCGTTAACACATTAGAGGCAAGGGGCTATAGGGTTAACCTATACGCCGCCGACGTTTCACATCCAACCATTAACCATAAAAAAAACGACACGGGCAAAGTCGTAACCGTCCTTGTGAAAATCAAGGACGCGGGCAAGCACTTGAACATCTCAAAGATAGCCTATCCACTTGCTAACCCCGCATTCTTTCGTTACCACATCTTCAAGTGGTATGATACGGTAATTAAAGATGCTACCAACGCCTTTGACGCGTCAAACGATGAAATTACCAAAGCCTTACACAAGGTTTTCCCAGTTTCCCCAAAAAATTGCGCGTGGGAGTCGTTCTACACGGTCCGCAACAAGACGGAGAAAGAGATTCTGGAAAACATTTTCAAATAAAACAAACCGCTTGCCACGCCCTTTGCGCGGCGTGGCAAGCCTAAAAACAAATAGACGTATGGTTATAGTATCAATGGTAATTGCTTACATTTCAGGTATATATGTAGGCCGTCACTGGCGGCGGTTCACAAACGAGTAAAAACGCCAAAGGGTGCAAAGGTAAAAGGCCTTGGCAGTGGTTCGACTCCGCTGCACCCACGATTAACAATTATTAATTAACATCACAAAAAAATGAAACAGTTTGACAAGTTACGCGAGCTCCTCAAGGATCCGAAAAAGTACGGCGTGAAAAAGAACACGCGCGTATATAGGATGTTGGAAGAAATAGCCATGCGTGGAATAACCCAAACGGGCTACAGTGACAAGCGCAATAAATATGTTGAAACGTACGGGGTATTTGACGCCCTCAGAGGCGCGGGTATCGCTTGCAAGCATTACAACAACGCTCCGCGCGGCGGCGCCAGTGGCGAGCACGTGGAGTTAATTGGCAAGGTAGCCAAAGACGTTAAAAAGGGCTTCAAAGCCTTTGCGACGCGTTGCGAGTTGTCCGGAGATAAGAAATATAAATACTCCTGGAACATCGAGGACGACTATTTGGAAACGTTGAAGAAATAATTAACTTAACGCTGCGCTACCGGCATGACGGGCAAAGATATGTTGGATATACTAAAAGCCGCCGTATACTGTGGCACGTACCGCAAGTATGCAAACGGCGACATTTCAGGCAGTTGGATGCCACTCGCGAATTACAGAAACTCAAAAGAGTTCTTGGAAGCGTGCGAGAAATTGCACAAGGATGAAGACGATCCAGAGTTCATGTTCCAGGATAAAGAGTACCTCCCGGATGAGTATTACTCAGAATCCTGCATTTATCCTGAAGCCTTTGCCGTTATTCAGGCAATAAAGGCCATGAACGACGATGAGAAAAACGCCTTTGACAAGTACTGCAACGAGAACGCCGCCATACCAGAGATGTTTGATGTAGAGGAGTTTAAACGAGCCTACAAAGCTGGGCTGATAAGCTCTGAATCTTCATCGACTTCATCGGCCTTGGAAGAGCTCCTTGAAATAATCAAACAGAAAGACGGCTCAGACTATAAAGACTACTATGTCGCCGCGATTAAGGTGAAGGACGGCTACTTTGTCAAGTTCACAAAGCAGGAGCTGGAAAAGTCCTTTTGCTGGGGTTACTCGGACTTTCAGGGCATGACAGAGGATGAGGCAAACGAGCTTTGCGCTAACTTTGGCGAAAAAGAGTTCAAGGAGGAGAACTTGGCAAGGTTCGACCGCAAGTATGAAGACGAGCTTGAACAGCTTGGAAGGTACGATGACGTTACGCTATGGTGCAACGAGTGGGGCACAGGAGTTTATATGTCTTGCGGGCCAAAAAGCAAGTTCTCCACACCTGACCCTGAGCACGAATTAACGCTACGTGGCGAAGATGCAAATAAGTTCCGCAAAGAGTACACAACGACCGTGGCAAGTCTCCGCGCGAAGTTTGAGAAGCGAATAGACTCCTACCTAAAACGATACGGAGTTAGCAAGATCCGCAAGTGGACTTTCTGGGCGGACGAATAATTATTAATAATAACAAAAAAAACACACCTACCTCCACTTGGACTACTTGGAGGGAAAATAAGTAAGAGACAAAAGAGCGATTGGCAACGGGAGTTTAACGACAGCCCTCCTCCGTGTGCGAGCCACGGATGCCAACTAACTAAAAAAAATCAATAACATGAAGAACAAGCATAATAAAAAAGCCGTACCTACGATAGACAACAACGAGGATCTGAGTGAAGACCGCAACATCTTGGAAGCACTCTACGAAATAGGCGAAAAGGTGGCAACGTATATCTTCAGTTTTGCACCTGGGGTGTACCCGTTAGAAAAAGAAGACGGTTGGGCTGCCTTCGAGATTCGCAACAAGTATGGGCGAAGTTGGGGTATGAAAGGCGATGCCTATAAGCGCGAGTTTACGATTAGCGTCGGGAGTTTTAACTGCAAGGCAACTTACGACAGTATCTTTGCGCTTATATACGAATTTGAAAAAATAAACAAAATCAAGCCAAGAAGCAGAAGAAAATACATCTTAGGGCAAAATAAAAACAACAAAACAACGTTATAAATAATAACATATATAATATGGGCAAATACGTAATATATAAAAGGGTATCGACCAAGAAGCAAGGCCAAAGCGGCTTGGGCTTGGAAGCCCAGTTCGACATCTGCATGGAGTACGTCTCCAAGGTAGACGGCACGCTTGCAGGCGTGTACCAGGACATAGAGTCGGGCACACATAGGACACGCCCAGGGCTCTTGGAAGCGATAGCCAAATGCAAGGCAGAGAACGCCACACTTGTCATTGCTAAGTTGGACAGGCTGGCAAGAGACGTGGAGTTTATCTTTAAGGTAATAAACTCCGGGATTCAGATTCACTTTTGCGATATGCCGGTGGTGAATACTATGATCCTTGGAGTGTTCGCCGCGACAGCACAGTATGAGCGCGAGCTCATCAGCCAACGCACCAAGGCGGCTCTCGCGGCGAAGAAAGCACACGGTGTCAAACTTGGAAGACCCAAGAAGTGCAAGACGGATGAAGGTGTCCAGGCGAGCTCATGCAAACGTAAGCAGATGGCCTTGAACAACCCAAGCAACAAGCGTATATGGGAGGTCGTAAAGCAATGCACCAAGAACTTCACGGAGCTAACAACGCCCAACTTCACAGAAGCGGCGATAATGCTGCAAAAGATGGACGTTCTGTCATCAACTGGCTTGATACTGACTACGGCGCGAGTGCGGAGCGCGTACTACAACTTGAGTAGACTATACGGCGGGCAGAGGAATATGCGCCGAAGCAGCGTTGACTACAAGCTCATGCGAGCCAAGGGTATGACGGATGAGGAGATTAAAACGTACTATAAGTATATCAACCAAGAGAAAGAGAAAGAAGGCAAAGAGCAAACCCAAGGCTTGGACAAGTCCGACAACTAATAATAATAAAAATATCAAGATATGTTTTTCTTTTTTATCATGATGGTGTGGCTTTTTGCTACACTTTTCGATTGCGCTACAGGCAGAAACAAAGACTAAAATTAAACATAATAAATAATACAAAGACAATGAATAACAAGCAAATTACAGTTAACGGCTACACCTTCCTCGGTGTCAAAACCGACGACGGATATTCCGTCGAGAAGTGGGAAGAGTGGAAAGCGAAAGGTGAAATCTGAATCTCTCTTAATGGGGCGGGCAATGCGCTCGCTCCTAACTGTACAACCCAACAAAAACAATCAAAGAACAATCAAAAATCAAAGCTATGTTAAATGTAGAATACGGAGATAAGATTATCTCCGTTGAGAGTGAGTACAACCCTATGTTCGTGCGCAAGGCAAGAGCCTTGCATGGTAAATGGAACAAACCGGCATGGGAGTTCGATGCGTCGATGAAAGATGCGGTGCGCAAGGCGCTGATGGACTGCTACGGAGATGACGGCATGAGCAAGTACGTAAAGGTACGCATAGACCTTGATGCTTGCTGCTGTTTGGATTATGGAGAAAGTATGTATCTTTCTGGTAAGTGCCTTATTGCTACTCGCTTTTCACGCGACAGCGAGGTAAAGCTCCCTGATAATGTATTCTGTGTTGACGGATGTTTTTTTGGTTCTGGAGGCTCAGTAAAACACCCTCGTGTCACGTGGGAGAACGGCACCGTCGTTGAAATGAATATTCCGCAAGCAGTCTATGACGAGTGCAAGGACGACGAGGGTATTGTGCTTGTAGACGATAACGCCGAAAAACGTACCGCCTTGGAGGAGGAAAAGAAGAAACTCATGCAGCGCATCAAGGAAATCGACAAAGAGTTAGCAAACTTATAATTCACATTAATCTTACACAATCATGGAAAAGGTAAATTTCAGTCTGTTCTATGCGAGAGAGGTCGCCGAGAACTACGTCAGCAACATGCTTGAGAATACCAACGCGGTATCCGCTGTTTATCATGTCGCAGTGGATCCGTCTTACCGTTGTCTGTCCGTACCCGATGCCGGCAACGTGCGGAAGCTGGCAGAGCAGCAGAGCGTGTGTATCTTCAGAGTGAGATACAACCACGGCAGCGCTATCGTCAACGAGACGGAGTATATAAGTGACAAGTTGCTGTAAACAGTAATTCGCCATCAACACGGAATTTCAGCCCTCAACATCACGGTTAAGTCAAAAAAATCATGAAGAAACACAACAACAAGAAAGAGCAATTCTATACGGTTTAGCGCGACGATAACGTCGAAGTGGTCAAAATGGCCGCGTTCCGATTTCTTGAAGAGGCCAGGGCGTATTGCGAGGACAAGACAAGGGGCTATGACGAGGTAGCCGACGGAGACAACGGCAGCGATGAGCAAACACGCTAACCCACGTTCACCCGAAGAGCTGTCTAAGCTCTCCGTGGTGTTCGTGGCGATTCTCCTAATAATCAAGTTAATCAAATACATTTTCAAACTATGAGAAAAACAATTTCATTGCTGGTTATCATGCTGGCAGCATTCATGATAATGCCTTTAAATTTGTCAGCACAAAGCAAGGCTAAAAGAAAATCTACAACCAAGACTTACCAGAAAAAAACAGCAAGACATGCTCCTGGGAAAGTGCAGCTCACGATGTATTGCAGTACATGGAGAAACTGCGCTAATGGTTACGAAGATGGCATTACAGAAGCAAGCCCTATTGATTGCATAAGAATGCGAGAAAACAATTATATAGAGTTTGTTAGAAACGATGGTAGTATATGGAAAAGATTTTATCTCCCATACAAATCAACTGACATATACGGAGAGTTGTCTTTCTGTAACAAAGCACAAACAGTTGTCGTGAGCACATCTTTCAGAAACCAACCTAAAGTTATTCTTGTTACAGATGAGGATAGATGTATATTCTTCCTTGATATGGAAAGGACAAATGCTGGTGTTGGCGCATTTTAAGCCATTACACTTCCATGGCATCCATAATCAGCGGCACGATGACCAAGATTATGGAATGCGAGATTGATGATGCTATCGAAGACCCTCTCATGATGAAGTAAGACGCGGCTCTTCAAATGGCTACAAAAAATAGTGATATAGCGTGCATTGCTGTATCACTATTTTTTGTTTTGTTTTTTTGGAAGCTGGCTATCAAGGGCTGATTTGTCAAAAATCAAGGGGAAAAACACACGAAATTCAACATTAACGTACTTTAACTTCCCAAAAGCACTCAATAACCCCCCAAAGCAATCGTTAACATTTTTATACATTTGCATGGGTAAATAATCGTGCATATCTTTGCTACACAAACGATGAAGTCGAGGAATATTATTGGCAATAAATGAATAATTTAAATCAAGCTGAAAAGCGATGATTATATTATAATAGAAAAAACCGAGAGATTGCGTTGCCATATGTTCCTTGACCTATCGTATGACAAATATCGAATCCTCTCGGTTTTCCATTTTAATAGGTCAAAGATGAATAAGAACTTACGATACAGGCTGGTGCTTGAGATGTTCAGGAGCAATGAGCTCTTGAAAGCGGTAGCCATGTCCCTGCTCGTAAGGAAACGCATCAACGGCAATACCGTAAGGAATTTTACAATCAACAAGCTCGCTACAATCACGGGGATGCACGCCACGACTATCAAGAAGAGGTTGCATACCTTGAAAGAATGTGGGCTTGTGTCATATAATGGAAAAAGCCTTATCTTTCGCTCTCTTGTGTCGAGGCACAAGCAGCGCAACGTGAGGCTCGCCAAGGTTGCATACGACAAGATTAAGGACGTGGAAAGGTCATTACAGGCCATTCTCATGGCAGTCATGCAGATACGTAAGGATTTCGTCAAACGTACCATTCTAACAGCTCACAACGGACGCTACCCGAAAGAGGTGAAGCGCGCGCAAAAGCTATCGAGGAGGTATAAATGGGGACATGATTATGTTGAGCGTGGACTGGGATATGGGAAAATCGCGAAATCACTTAATCTTTGCAAGGCAACGGCGGTCAAAATCATAAAATTCGCGCAAAAAAGGGGTATTTTAACGAAACAGACCAATTATGATTGGTATTTCATGCCTGGAATCAATTTCCTTGACATGAAAGACCACGGTTATACGTTCACCACGAAGAACTATGCCTGCGTGGTAAGGGCTAACACATACACCGTGGCCCCGTGCCTAACTGCGTGGTAATATTAGAGACTAAAAAATGAAGACTAAAATATACGACCATGAAGAACACGACAAAGCTTGAAAAGGTAAAGAAGTTCTTGGACGAGAACGGCATAAAATGGCATGAGCCAAAGAAGAAAGGGAAAAGAGGGCATTCTGACCTTGTTTTGCCCGACTTCCGGATTTACATCAAGGTTTCAGGCGATGACGACCAGGTGTTCTTCGAGAAGCATAAAGACAGAAACAGGTACCCCGTTTTTATTAGGGATGGCGAAACCCCGAAATTCGTGCTCGAAAAAGTGCAAAACACTATCGTAAAATCCATGAAACGCAAACAAGGAATTTTGTTGGCAAGGATGAAACGTAAAGCAGAAAAAGATAGCAAACATTAGAATTAGTATATTATATGCGATACATGGGAAGCAAACGGCGTATAGCCGACGAGATACTTCCGATAATGCTCGGCAGCAGCGACAGCAAGGTCTTCGTGGATGCCTTCTGTGGCGGTTGCAGCGTCATAGAGCGAGTGCCGCCAAGTTACAGGCGGATAGCCATAGACGCTAATAGGTACTTAATCGCGATGTGGCAAGCACTCCAAGATGGGGTACGATTCAAGGAGCATATCACGAGGGACGAATACATCGCGGCAAGGGATTGCCTTAACGATAATGGCGATTCCAGGTATTCAGATGCCGAGATAGGCTTTATCGGCTTCATGGCAAGCCGCAACGGGATATTCTTCAACGGCTACACGGGCCATGATGTCGTAGGCAAGGATGGCAAGCATCGGGATTACGTGGCCGAGTATATAGCGAACATCAAGAAAGACGTGCCACTCCTGCAAGGGGTTGAGTTTGCCCATGCGAGCTATGACGAGTCCGACTATCCCGATGGCTGCATTATATTTTGCGACCCGCCGTATAAGGGGGTCAGACAATACAGGGGCACCGGCAAGTTCAATTGTGAGAACTTCTATACCTGGTGCATGGAAATGAAACTCCGAGGGTACAAGATCTTCGTCAGCGAGTATGATATGCCGTCAGGGTTCACTTGTATATGGCAGAAAGAGATAACGAACTCATTAGCCATGACAAAGACGACAAGGCCAACTGAAAAGCTGTTTACGATTTGCTAATCAAACGAAAAAAAGGGGAGGTTTAAAGCCTCCCTTTTTTCGTTTGCCCTATCACAAATCCTCGTTCAAGTAATCAATGACCTTCCTGTTTGCCTCATCTATCTTCTTGTTGTCGAATTGGATATAACGGTCAGTCGTCGTACTGTCCCATTCGCTGTGCCCTAATGCCTTGCCGATGGTCTCCTTCGGTATGTCGAGCTCCGCCGCTATCGTCGCCCAGCTTCGCCTTGCCGTGTACCAAATCATATCCTTATGCAAGGGCGTGATGACTTTCTTGATTAACGCCCCTCTACTGTTCTTCTCCATCCTTACAGGCCCAATCCTCTTCAAGTAGTTGCCAAGCGTCCTGCGGAAGCTCGTTTCCTTTACTTGCCCATCGTCAAGTATATCCAGCAAGTGTCCCTTCCCCTTGTACTTGTTGATAATCTCCATCGCCTCAGGCTCAACCTTGATGTCATAAAGCCTTCCCGTCTTATTGCGCCTATATTGCAACCGTCCGTGCTTAATGCAACCCGAAGGCAGTTCCAATAAGTCCGAGAGGTTAATCCCTATCAGGTAAAAGCCGAGCATGAACAGGTCACGATACCTCTCCATGAACGGCTCTAAGGCAATGTCCCTTACCTCTCTCATCTCCTTGGCGTTGAGATAAAGGTATTGTTGCCGTTCCGTCTTGATGGAGAACTTCCTGAATGGGTATCTGTCCGTAATCTCGTTGTCTATCGCCCAGTTGAACACCGTGCGTATGTTCCTAAGGTCGATGGCGATTCCGTTGATTTTGCGCCCCTTAATGAGCTCGTGAGCCTCATATCTCTCCAGCCATGCCCTATCAATCGTATCAAACGTGGCGTGAGGGTCGAAAGTCTCAACACGCTTCATCGTCCTCTCAAGGATTAACCTCGTGCTCTCCTTGGCTTTCGTCTTGGCGAACTCTTCTATGTAAGACAAGATGCCTCCTTCCGGCTTAGCCTCTTCACCGTTGATGATTCTTTTTACGCTTGCCTTCATCTTCTCGAATGGCTCTTCGGGGTTTCTCAGCATATAAGCCTCAACCGCCGTAATCAACTTCACGAGCCGCCCTGTCTTGGCAATGTAGTTCGGAACGGTTCGCGGAAAAGCCATGCCGCTGAACTTTTCTGTCGTTGCCATGCCTGTTGAGGCATAGAAACGCTTGCCCCTGAATGTCACGGCAAGGAACACCCTCATGGTCTTAGCCTCAACGTAAGTCTTGATTGAGTTTTTCATTTTCCTTATTTTTAACCTGAATAATTCATACTAAAAGAAAAAGAAGCTGTATTTCTTGCATAATACAAGA